CAGCCCGCCGGGAATCGTGCGCGTCAAAAGGATGCAGCCGTCGTTATAGCGGCCTGCGGTCAGCTTGCCGCGCACGTCGTTCATCAGGACGGATGTCGTCTCGGCCACCTCGCCGATGTGCTTGTTATACTCTTCCACCTCCGCGTGCAGCGCGTTGTTCGCCTCGCGGAGCGTGACGAGCTGTCGTGACGGGTCTCGCACCGTCTTCCACCACAGGCCGAACGCCACGACGCTGACGATGATCACCGCGACGAGGCTCACGGCCCAGCCCGGTACGTCCTCCAAGCTCACGCCTGCGACGGAGATCTTCCCCATCAGAGTAGCGTCGCGGCGAACCAGAATGCCAGGCCCATCGCGGTGAAGTTGATCCTGCCATCGTTGGCGACCTTAAATCCGGCGATCAGCTCGCAGCCGAGGCCGAAGACGAGAAAGATGACGCGCAGTCCGGTCGAGACTTGTGTTGTTAACATGCTAGTCCTCCACTTCTACGTGAATAGATGCCGGGTCCCACTCGATGATCACGTCAGAAAGCTCATGTCGATATGGCAGCTTCTGCAGGATGCGCTTCACGTCATCCTCGACCTGAGGCTTCCCCGCGATCTCGACGATCTCCATGCGCACGGTGATCCACATCACCACTGTCCTTTCACCACGTATCCGACCATCGTGTCATCCCGGCCCTGCAGCGTCCACGGCTGTCCTGGCGCAAGCGTGACGGCGGAGACCACGTCGCCAGTCACCGGGTCGAACGCGCTCGCCGTCATCGGCCTGTCTGGCGTCAGGACAACGTATCCCTTCACGCCGAGCAGCGACTCGACGAACTGATTCCCGCTGACAGCACCATACGCGCGGTTCACGCCGTGGTCGTCGCCATCCGACCAGATGCCGTCGGCTAGCAACGGATGCGGCCCGACGCGCTCGGTGGTTCCGTGCTGGTTCGTCGGCGTCCAGTTCTCGATATCATCCGGCAGGAAGCGGTCGACGCTACGCACCGCGGCGAAGAGCGCCGGCAGGTTGTCAACCTCCCAGAGGTTCGGATGCCGGCCGTGCGCGGGATCCTCCTTGCCCATCACCATGTCGCCGACGTGCAGGACGAACAGCGCGCCGCCAGACTGAACCGACGTCTGCCGCAGCATCGCCAGCTGCAACGGGTTCTCCAGCACGTTGATGCTGGAGTTCGGTCCGGGAGGCTCGTTGGCCGAATAGACGAGCCGCGTGTCCTTCGACCCGTTCCCCTGCCGCACCATGCGCCAGCCGAAGTCGCCGTCGTCGCGGTCAGTATGATCAGTTCCGAGCGTCGCGCCGCACTCCGCTGACGCGTCGGCGATCACGCGGTCTGGGTTGACGATGTTCGACGAGAGGGCGACGAGCGGCACGCCTGACTCGTTAAGGAAGATCTCTGCGGCATCCTTCATCGCGCCTATCTCTCCGCCGTTCTGCGTCCATTCGTTCCACGTCTCGACGTCCATGAACCAATCTGGGTGGTCGCGCATGATCGCCGAGAGCTGATGCGCGAGCCTCCAAGGATCGTTATACGGTGAGCCGCACATCGTGACCTCGGTACGCATGCCGCGTTCATGGATGGCGTTGAAGACGCTATACATCACCTCGTCGTAGTCGAGCCAGGTGGGATCGATCTCCCATCCCGGCCAGTCGACCTGTCCAAGAACACGCAGATAGTCCGGGGGTGCGGGAAGCGCCGCGACCCAGTCGAGATTCTTCAGGAACCTCGCGTTATCGAACTTCCATCCTTGCGGGGCCCAGAAGAACGTCATGCCGAGCGGATGGAAGGAGCCCGCATCGTCACGGACCGCCTTGCCATCTGCTCGAACCACTCCTCGGCGAGGTGAGCGTGCAGCTGTACCACCACCCAGCAAGATCAGCGAGGCGCTCATCCTATCACCCGCATGGCGATGACGTAGGCGACGGTCGGACCTGATCCCAAGACGGATCCATCGTTGAGGCTGATGTTCGGCCTGACGACGAGGCTCCCGTTATCGATCTTGAACTGCTGACCGTTGCCGACCTCGTTGGCCGGCGACGTGCTATAGTTACCGTCGGGTGACAGGCCGAGGATGGTCAATGGATTCTGCGGTACGCGACCGTCAGCACCTGTCGGCGCCCAGGCGATGATGACGTAGCCTGCCCTTTCGGCCGGCGTTACCGTGCCGACCTGTCGAAAGTCATCGCTGCCGGGTCGCCCGAACGGTGCGGAGCTGAATGCAATGATCATATGTCCCTTCTCTTCTGTTGCCAATGTCCAGTTACTGACTCTCAAGACGCCTCACGCCGAGCACCCGATCGGCCGAGAAGCTCTGGATGCTGACTCGGTTGTTCTGATTTCCGCCTAGAACGAGCACGTTCTCGCCCTCGCGTCCCGCGTAGAAGCCGACGTGCCCAGTGGCGGCCGTCGGGTTGTCCCGCCACAGGATCACGATGTCGAATCCTGCCTCGGCATCATCGAGGTTGACGGGGATGCCGATGTTCAAGCTGCTGCGTGCTGCCAGGCTCTTCGACCTTGGCAGGCGCAGGAGCCACGAGATCCAGTTGACGAACGCCGAGCACCACGGCGTCTCGTCCTTCAGTCCGGATTCCGGCTGGTCGAGGCGCAGGAAGGCGTCGATCTGCGCGTTGTCTACCGCGCCTGCGACTTCCGCCAGCCCGACGAATCGCTGCGCAAGCGTGTATGCCGTGATCTCCATATTAGACTATCGCTCCTGATACGGTTTCCGATACCTTCACAGATTCTGCCGGAGATGCCGCAAGCGGGTTGAGCGTCCGTGAGGTCGTCTCCGTCACACGAACGCGCTCGGATAGACTCGCCGTCAGCGTGTTCGGAATCAGCACGTCGGACATCGTCACGTGCTCGATGATCTGCGCGCTGATCTTCGGCGGGCTGACGAGGATCGGATACACGTCGGCGCACGTCAGGATGATCTCAGGTGCGTTCTGGAGGTCGTTGAAGACGTCCTGAACTCCGAGCACCCAGAGCGGACGGTTGAGCCACCCGGTCGCGCCGATGCCTTGGTAGTCGTTCACGGCGACGATCGCCCCGAGCTTCACGGGCACCGCCTGCAGCGAGCACGTGATCGTGACGTACCTGGGTGGATACGCGTAGAAGAGGAGATCCTGCCCGACGACGCTCGCAACCGTCTCCGGGTCATCGACATACGGCATAGTACGCGTATGCGACTTGACACGACCGAGGTTTCCGGTCGGCGGCGTCTCCGTGCCGATGGCGTAATCGTCCTGTACCTGCTGACCGTTCTTCAGGAAGCCTGTCGCGTCTGCCGGTCGATAGCCGTACGAGTAGATCTCACGGTTCGACATGTCCGAGAGCCGGGGATCAAGCTGCGTCTCCCCGACGATCTCGCGGACGTCGGTCAGCAGCGTGACCGTGTCCAGATCGATGAACTCGTTCAGGCACGTCCAGAAGAACTGGCCGTGGTGATTCTCGCCGAACCGATAGCCGAACGAGTCGAAGGCTGAGCCCAGCAGCGTGCGGATCGAGGTCGGCGTATTCAGGTAGATCTGGCCGCGATAGTAGCGTCCGATCCGGAGGATCTCGATCGCCTCCAGTGCGACCACGTCGGCACTGTTGATGACGGGCGTGCCGTCCGTGAACGTTCTCGGCGAGAGCCACGGTCCGGACTTCCACGCGTTGCCGGCCGTCGGCAGGATGAAGTTCTGGAACAGCTGGAAGAGCTGACGCGTCGCGCCGTCGATCGTCGATCCGGACCCATCACTTGCATCCTCCATCGTACAGGCCCGGAACAGGACCGTCGTCGGCAGCGGGTCGACCGTCGTATAGACGATCGTATACCAGTTCCCGTTTCGCACGACGTAGTTCGTCGCGCTCATGCTCGACCAGCCAGGCTTCCCTGGCGCCCACCACGTCGTGCCCCACTCGCCGTCCATGATCAGGTCGAAGACCGGCGTCGTCGGCGCGACGCCCGACCCGGAGATGTCTCGGCTCTTGTACCCGGCATCCACCTCTCGGATCGCGTGTCCGCAGAGCATCAGCTGATTGACGATGACGCCGTTGACCGTGGCCTTGCCGACCGGGATCCCGACGATCACGCCGTCGTTCGCGCCAGCCGACGCCAGGCCCGGGATCACGACGGACGGATTGTCAGAGTAGCTGTCCCAGTATGCCGACCCGTGCCCGACATCATCGACCGTCGTTACCGTCGGCCCGACGTCCATCTGCAGGTCGTAGACCGGACCCCAGTCGCTATAGAACGACCGCCATCGGATGACCCGATAGCCGGTCAGCGTGTAGCCTGTCGGCGGCGTGTAGGCGTCCCACGTCACCGTCGCGTTGTACAGGCGACCAACCGGGCCCGTCGTCGAATACCACGACGGCGTGATGACGTTCGTCGGGGATTGATTGCGGAGGCTGAACGCTTCTGCCCCGTCCAGCGTCGCGACGAGCTTAGCGAAGACGAGATAGTACTGATTGATACGGGTCGCAAGCGTCCAGATGTCCAGCGTGTCCCCGTTGTGCGTCCCGCCGGAGTAGTCGGTCAGAGCCGTCACGCCGGATCCAAGCTGCGTGAGCAGCTGCGAGTGCTGGAGGAAGCTGCTGCTGTTGACGGCGACGTAGACGCGATAGCCGAGGATCGATCCGCCGTAGGCCGACCACGAGAGGTCGACCTGTCCGCCCGTCCCCACGACGACGCTGATGTAGGCCGGGTCAGACTCGAGCCCTTCGGCGGTGCCGTCGTCGATCACGGCTGAGACGGCGTACCAGAGCGTGTCGCCACCCACCAGCCCGTACTGGTTGTCAGGCTGGTGAAAGACGCCCGGGTTCGAATAGACCGCGGCTAGTCCTGTCGGCGCGGCAGATCTCGCCTTCTGCATCCACTGGATGTTCGTGACGGCGGTCGTCGGCGGATCGGTCGCCCCGAAGGACCGATCAGGAAAGATGCCCAGGCAGATCGGAACGTAGGTATCGAGGCTGGTCGGCGGTGCGGTCGCGGCGAAGTCGTCCTTCACCTGCCTGCTCGGGATCATCCGGTCTAGGTCGAGCGGTGAGAACTCGCTCCCGAGCGCGGAGATGTAGCCGAGCGTCCGCATGAGTCCGGTCTGCTGGTTCGAGGTGAGGATACCTCGCATCCGCGTCCACGGCACGTCGCCGTTCGCGATGCTCTCGGCTGACGCCAGGCAGATCTGAATGTCCCGGTTGAACCAGTTCCGCGTAAGCGGATCGGCTTCAAGCTTGCTCAGGAGCTTGTCCGTATCATCGATCACGGCCTGTCCCGAGCCCGGCTTATACGCGGAGCTTCGGTCTGACAGCTCCCGCGTCACGGTCCCCATGCTCTGGATCTTGCCGATCTTCCGTCCGCCCTGATAGGTCGGCGGGTGGTTCAGCGTGTCGAGGGAGAAGTATTGGGCCATCAGATGTCCAGCTTCAGCCAGAGCCGTGGGTTGAGATTCCGTCCGATAAACGGCGTTCCGTCAGGAGGATCGGCGACGACGCTGATCTCGCCGCCGCCGATACAGGACGCAACAGGTATGATATAATGCCCAAATCGGTATGTAAGGAAGTTATCTCCACCACTTCTTGTGCACCAGACAACGCCAGGATTGATCGTCTGCTTGAACGAGTTGAAATAGTCCGCGTCTGTTGGTGAAGAGGGTTGTGGTGTCGCTGCCGGACCGCCCCACGTAATCCGGAAGCCACTTCCTGCCTGATGCTTCGTCCACGACAAGACAAAGGTTGCTTCTGGTATCAACCCGGCGTTCTGTGAGATGCCAGGCACGTTGTGGCTCGGTGCAGCTTCCGGCCAATACTGCCATGCACCCGTAGGCACGCTACGAGCGATGCTTGTGCCGTATCCAGCAGGTGGCGTGAGTAAGTCCTTCTGTACGTACGCATCCGTCAAGTAGCCTTGTGGGTGCACGGCGATGGTGTTGATGAAGTCATCGTTCTGTGAGTTGGTATTCGTGGTCAGACCAGTTGCAGAGTCGACAAGCACGCCGTTAATCCAGACGTAATAGGCGCCATCGGCCACACCAGCAGCTGACGACAGCTTGAATGCGGCTTCGATCGTCTGCTGCGGCGCGTAGTACGTTGTGAACGGATGTGTGTTATTCAATCCCGATGTGACCAAACCTGCCAAACCTGCGCTCGTACTAACTAACGCCGTATTCGAGAAGTACCGCGTTCGCACGCGAGTCGCCGCGCATGTACTAGTAATGGTTGGAGCAATAGAACAGCCTCCTGTCGCTACCTGTACTGAAATCTGAGCACCGTGCTTCGAACCGATGGCAAGCAGTACGTCTCCTTGCGTCGCACTCCAGTTGGCGAAGTCTGACGTCATACCGGCTATTGCCATCATGACCGCTGGTTCCTCGACGATCGCGATCTTGAGCGCGCCACCTCGGAAGCTGTCGGAGTCTACTGAGAGCAGGTAGTATGTTTGCCCAGCTGGAACGACGACCGTGAAGACAAGGTCATTCGTGTCAATCGCGTCTTCTGGGTAGTACGACCCGCAGGCAACTTGTGTCAGCGAGCCGCACGTACCACTCCACGCCGAGATGTCAGAGTAGTAGGTCGACCCGAGCATCCGTACAGACAGGCGTTTCGCCGACGCAGACGCATTGTGGTACGAAAACCAGACGGCCGCGAACGACGTACTGCAGGTCGGCGATATGCTCGGGTCGGATGGAAATCCAGTCGTGTCCAACGACAGCTTCATCGGAAGCGTGATCGGAATCGCTGCTGAGCAAGTGGACGGCCCACCAGACACGAACGGGCCAGCAACTGACGACCCTGCAGATCCGACGACAGACCAATCACGACCGTTGCCACTCGTATCCGTCAGGTCGGCCGGTCCGGTGAGCGGTGTGGCGGCAAGAAGTGCTGTATGATCGACGACCGTCGCGGACGCCCATTCTGTGTAAAGGGGCCCAGCCGTTTTGAACGACTGCCATACCCGAAACTGCGCAGCGCCAATGTCTGACCACTCGGCATAGTCAGACGTGCCGATATTCTCTGTGGTCTGCACGAAGACTATAGTACTGAGATTGACGCTAAAGGTATGCCTAAGAGTTTCATTCACATAAAACGCCAGCGTGTGGGCGACCGAGTTATAGACGAGCGCCCAGGTAAACCATGCATCCAGAGGCACCGTCGTTGTCACAGAGTCGATATACGTAGATCCGTTAAATATCTCAACGAGGCAATCACCAGTATCATTATTGCTGCCCATCCAAATGTATGGATTTGTGAATGATGTATCGCCGTACAAGAAGTAAGTGCGATAGTGTCCACCAGAAGGATTGGCTGTTGTCGGATTGAACCAGCCGAGTCTCGTCCAGCTCGACGCATTGCTCACGAACGCGCCGCTGCGAGTAAGTCCACTACCACTCGTATTGAATGCGATTCCAGACATTACGTGTTCACCACCAGCCACGCCCTCGGCTTCTGATTCCGCCCTGTGAACGGCGTGCCGTCCGGCGGATCCGCGACGACCGTGATCTCGCCGCCTCCCTCACATGAGGGCATGTCGAATCCAGGCGTGATGAAGAAGGTGCAGCTTTCCGAGTGGCCGAAGAACGTCGGGAACGCGCTCGTGTTGATCGGGTCTGAGAGGAACTCACCGATCGAGAACGGTGCGGCGAGGATTCGCTTGACGACCGCTCCGCTGTCCGCGTCGATCTTGATGAAGTAGGATCCGAGGAAGCCGTTGGCATCCTCGTTCGAGAGGTTCCGGTACCAGAACTTCGTGCCGTCGGAACTCGCCGCAATGCGACTATCCGCCAGGCTGTTGATGTAGTCGATCCCGAGGCTCGCAGGCGTGTACGTATTGAGCAGCACGCCAGCGTCGCTGTACCGACGGATCTGACCGGTCGTCGCGTTGTTCAGGATGACGATCACGGAGCCGTCCGCGAGCGTCACCATGTCACGACCGAAGACGGCACCGGGAATGCTGACGAGGTCTGACAGTGCGACGTCGCCGATCATGTCCCAGCGACCGATACGTGCAGTTGCGTGAGCGTCTGCGAAGTATGCGATCGTACCGTCGAGGCTGGTAGTCATGCTCGCGATCGAACTCGTCCACGTCGCGAGGTTCGACGTCGAGAACTCAACCACACCGGCCTGACTGATCCTGGCGATGCGGTGGTGAAAGTCGGTAATCTGATAGAGGAGGTAGAACTTCCCGTTCGAGCGGTTCGCCCGCATGTTGTTGAAGTTGCGGGCGATAGACGTCAGGTCGTTCGACGTGACGAGAGTGAAGGTGCCGGCGGTGGCGTCATAGGTGTAGATGAAGATCGTCTTCGTAAACGAGTTGTCATCATCACCACCTACGCAGACGACGCCGTTCTCCATGATGTCGCCAGTCTCGCCGGTCGGAAATGACGGTACATACTTCAGGGCCGCGTAGCTGTCGCTCCCCGACAGGATCGAGATCGGAAACGTGTCGAACGTACCGTCACCTCGCGCGACCCGGCCGGCGTCATCGTTGATGCAGATGGACTCGATCGGGATCGGGAGCGCAGCCGGTGCGAATGCCCGAAGAAGCACTGTCAGGTTCGCCGGCACGGAGTTGATCGTGTTGATGTTGTTCGCCTTGAACAGGTACGTCTCGCCGCTGCGCACCGGGAACTGGAACGGTGGACAGAGTGAGTGCGTCGAGCCTCCTCCGCCTACCGCCATGTAGTGCGTTGTTGTGCCAGGTGATAGGAAGACCTCCGCATTCGGCCGGAAGACGTCGACCGCACCGTACATCCAGAGCGACAGCACACCGTCCGCCGGCGCCGTATATTGGAACCAGGCGTTCAGCGCGATCCCGCCGACGTCGCATCGCTGCGTGACGGGAGTATCGAGGGTTAGTGTCGTAGCGCCTGCCGCCAGATTGTTACTCGGATACGGACCGGCAACAGAGCTGCCAGCTCCTCCGACAGTTGACCAGTTTCGACCGTTCCCGCTCGTGTCGGTGAGGTCAGACGGTCCGGTCAGAGGCGTTGCCGCGAGGAGGCTCGTCGCGCTGACGACCGTCTGCGACTGCCATTCCTGTCGGAGGTTGGCGAGCGCCTTCGCCGTCTGCCATGTGCGGAACTGCGTGATGGCGTCGTTGGTCTGCGAACCACCCTCGTTGCCTGCGAACTCTGTAGTAGCTGAGAAAACAAACGTGCTGAAGTTCACCGTAATCGTACTGATCAGTGCGTCATTGACATAGAAGGATAGTTGGTGTGAACCGCTGTTGTAGACAGCCGCCCAGCTATTCCAGTCGCCTAGCGTGAGGACTCCAGATGTCTGGTCTGTGTATGTAGCCCCGTCATATGTTTCGAGCGTGACTGCGCCTGTATGATCTGTTCCGAGCCAGACGTATGGCGCAACGTAGTTCACGTCTCCATAGAGGAACAGCGTCTTGAAATCTACAAAACTCGTCGTGATCTGAAACCAACCCGTGCGCGTCCAACTCGTTGCTGGATTGATGAACGACCCTGATCTTGTCAATCCATCGCTTGCGTTAGTGAATGCAATCCCGCTCATGCGTTCACCGGCTCCCCCTGCCCTACTTCCTGCAGGTTCACGGACACCTCGTACTGCGACATCTCGTTCACTGCCGTCGGATCCTGTATTCCCGTGAAGCGACACAGTCGAGGCTCGGACAGCCTCCGCTCCGTGCTCGTCGCGTCGAGCTGCACGACCGTCAGGTTCAGGTTGCCCTGCTGCACGTCCTGCCAGTCAAGCACCGGGCTGGCGTCGGCGATGGGCAGGCGGATCTTCGCCTGTATGTCCCTGCGCCGTGAGCCGAGCCCATAGACGGTCTGTACGCCGCGCCTGCTGTCCTGGCTGACCGTGATCTCGTCCTTCGGCAGGCTGAACTCCCGCGTGATGCCAAGCGGCGCGTAAGCGGTGACGATCCACACCTCGCCGATCGCCACCGTCTTACTGTTCGCCGAGAGGTTCGCGATGGAGATGTAGCGAAAGGTCCGATCTATGGCATTCGGCAGCGCCGTCCGCAGGTCGACGCCCGCGTGGCAGGTGAACTTGTTATATGGACTGTTGATCGTCATCGGCTGCGTGAGCGTCGGCGCGCCCCAGCTGTTCGACGCGTTGGCCTGGAAGCGCACGTTGAGCGCGGCGTCAAACGTGTGCGCGAAGATAAACGCGCCGACGAGGACCTTGTCAGATCCGAGATCGGCCGTGATGCGGATCGAGTTCTCCAGGATCCACAGCGGCAGGCTCGGGTCGTTGAGGCCTGGCAGCGCGTTGAGGTTGGCGATCTCATAGCCAGTGCGTTGCGTGCCAGAGGTGAGCGCCCACGTCACAGCCAAACGATCTGCTGCTGTTGCGTAATAGAAGCTGCCCATTATGATGCCGCCTTCTTGATGACGTTTGTCGCCCCGCCGACGTCCCTGATGTTCACCGCGTCGCCCATCTTCTTCCACACGTGCGTGTCGATGAAGCGCTGGAGGGAGGGGCCGTCGAGGACCATCGAACCGCGTAGGTCGATGACCGTACCATCTGTTCCATTAAGACGTCGTTGCACATCCTGCTCCATCTGCTGCGTGCGCACCGTCTCACCGGGCGTCAGCATGGCGGGCACGACGTCTGTTCCTCGTGGTGTAAACGGAAGGATCCTCGCTCCGGTAGCAGCATAGACGGTGCCCATGGAGTAACTATTGTTAAGCGGTACATCCTGTATTCCAGGGGGTATATCGACGTTTATGGGGATGTTGAGCGGCCGTGGCTTGAGATCATCGAGGGACGTCTGAATCCCGCCGATCGAGTTCTGAGCCTTCCCTGCCGCCGTCTCCCAGTCCTTGCCCATCCTTGCAGCCGCTTCTGCCGATGCTGCCGACGTGTTATGGATGCCAGCCGGAATAACCACCCCGAACGCCTCACCGATCGCCACGAGCACGTCAAGGATCTTGTCGTTCGTCGACTTCATCGCCTCGCCGATCGTACCGTTCGCCACGCCCTGGTCGATCAGCGCCTGCGTTGCGGCGTCGGTCGTGTAACCGAACTTCTGCTCCCCCTCCCAGAGCGTCTGCAGCGTCGGCCGCATGGCCATCGCGGCGGCATTTGCGTCGCCACCGTCAGCGATGATCTGCTGATAGGCCTGCGTCGCGGTGAGCGCGAGTGCGGCGAATGACTGCTGATCGAGGTAGCCCGCGTTGCCCATGCCGATGATCGCCTGCTTCGCGCCGTCGATGGCATCGAGCAGCGGACCTTGTACTGCATTGGCGGCGATATCCGAGAGTCGCGTCAGGCCGATGAACGCCCAGCCGCCGTTGAACGCGGTATCCTTGAGCGCCTTGTTCATGGCGTCGATCGAGGTCTTGACCGACTCGATGGCCTGACGTGTCGTCGCGCCGCCAGCAAGCGCGCTGGCGAACGTGCCGGCGATGGAACCGCCCAAGCCTTGAGCCTGTGCGCTGCTCGCTATCTGCAGGCCCGTGCCGCCTGCCTGCTTTGATGCATCGAAACCCCCGAAGACCGCGTTCAGGCCGGTCGCGGCACGAGCGGTCTGCGCCTGCTGGAACGCCTTGACCTTCTCGAGTTCGACGCCCGCCTTCTGTGCGTCCTTCGCCACCTGCAGGAACGTGTCGCTGACGAAGCCGCCCGACTTGTTGGCGGCGTCGGCAAATTCTTGCATCGCGTCGTCCATCGCGTTGATGGCCTTAACACCTACAGCGCCGCCACTCTTGATGACGATGAACAGGAGGTCGAAGCGGTCCTGCACATCCTTGAGCTGCTCGGCGGTCAGCGTACTGGCACCACCAAGCTCCTTGATGATCTGTCCAAGGTTGAGCGCGGCAGAAACCGTCTCCGAGAGTTTGACGGCACTGCCTTGTCCAGCCTTCTGAATCCAGTCCTGAAAGTCCTTCGACGCCAGCAGGATGGACATGTCAGAATCTTCCAGCTGCTTGTTCGTCTGCGCGATGCTGGCATTCAACGAGTCTGAAAACACTGACGCGGATTCAAAGGCGTTTGCTACGCTTGTTGCAAGTTCCTTGGCCAGCGCGATCTGATGCGCGGCAGCGGCAGCCGCTTCCATGCTCTGGACGACCGAGTAGAAGGCCGTGGCGACGCCGATCCATCCGGCAGCAAGGGTCGAGAGGTTCGCCGCGTTCCACCCGCCCTTCGTCGCACCTGACTGTACGCTAGACATGAAATCGAGCGCCTTGGACAACTCCTCGCCAGCCTTGACAGCAAGTCCGATGTTCTTCGCTACGTTGCTGAACGTACCGCCGCTGATCTGCGCGATCTGTACGAAGTCGGCAGAGAGCGAGCCGAGTACCGTACCGAGCGTCTTGAGGATATCTGTCGTATCCTTGACCGTGCCCTGTATGACACGAAAGTTTCGTCCGAAGATCGGAGCGATCTCATCGACGGTAAACCCGAGATTGTGCAGCTGCACGACCTGCGCCTTCTCTGCATCGGTCAGCGGAAGGAACGACTGTGCATTCTTCGCCATCGTGGTAGCGATGATCTGCTGGACGCGCGTGAACTCTGTACCAATAGGTGTGATGATCGCTGGTAGTCCCTTTAATGCTTCACCAACTAACAGCGTTCCACTCTTCAGCGCCTCGACCATGTGATCGGTCGCATCCCCTATGCCGTTCCACGAAGCGTCAACTTCAGCAGCAAACGTAGCCGTTGCTTGGGAGAGGTTTTTCAGCGCGTCTGTCTGACCGGCGAAGCCCTTCGCCACGCTCGCCTGCGCCTCCGCGTCCGACTTCGCAAATATTTCAATGCGCTTCGCGGCGTAGTCCGCATTCAGCGCCTGCTGTTCATCGAGGGAGGCTTTCAGGTATGCGGGCGTCGCTTCGTGCGCCTTCTTTGCCGCTGCAAGCTGCTTGGCAATCGACTCCTGCTGCGCGTCGTCCCACTTAGCTAGGCCGCTCAGCTGCGCTTCGAGCGTTCCTTGCAGCAGCGCAGCGATACGTGACGAGAAGTCGTCATAGTATCCGGTAATCTTCGTGAGACTTGCCTGTATCGCCGCTTCGATCTTCGCGGTATCGGGCGGCTTGACGAGGCCTTCTGTCGAAGGCGGAGACACGAGTCCGACTCCAGGTGTTGGCGCCAGTGTCGGGATGGCTGGTCCTGCTCCGAAGATGGCAGGAGCCTTGACCGTTGCAAGAGCCTTCTGGATTGACTGATCCATCGTCACCAGTTCACGTCGACCGTTCGCGATGTCATCGACGATCTGCTTCGTCTCGGCATCAAGCGTGCGCGTCTCACTTGAAGCGTTGGCAAGTGCCAGGCCTCCACCCATCAGCCCGATCGTTCCGATACCTAATCCTTGCAGGCCACCCGTCAGTCCAGTCCCACGCAGTCGGGTCAAGAGGAATCCGATGCCAGCTCCGCCCGCCGCTGCTCCAGCACCTCCCGCCGCACCAGCTGCACCAGCTCCGGGTATGGTAGCCGCTGCTCCGGCTGCTGCAATGGCCGCAGCTTGAATCGCTGCGAACCCCGCGATGATGGATGTCACGAGTGCGCTGCCTAACGAGAATGCGCCCCACGCTAAGGCTACGCCACCAACACCAACGGCTAGGTTTTCAATCTCTTCCTTATGCTCCTTGATATAGTCATAGAGGCTGACGATGCTGTCTTTGACCTCGCCCATGGTCTCGATGATGCGAGGGCCGTACGTTGCCACAGCATCAGCAAACTTATTGATCCATCCAGTGATCGTCTCGAGTGCATCCTGGCCATCGCCGCCAAATGCCTTCGTAATCGCTGCGCCAATGGCATCCAGCGCCGCCATCACGTGCGGCGACGACGCGACCGAGACGGCCAGCTTGTCGCCCCACTCCTCGACCGCGACCTGCGCCTGCTGAATGCGTTCCTTAAAGGTCAGCTGCGAGACACCAAGCCTGTCAACGTATGTCTGCGTCGCCTGGAGGATGGCGATGCGCTTCGCCTCAAGCACTCCTTCTGCGCTCAGTTGATCTGTTGTCGTACCGAGCGATCTTGCAAAGTCCTCCTGGGCCTTCTTCAGGTCAACAACGATGCCCTGCATGGCCAGCGAGCGCGTACGCCCGGTGGTCAACGCCGTACTTAATGTCTGCAAGCCTTGTGCCGCGTCCGTGCCCGTCGCCTTGCCCATCTCGCGTGCCGCTTGACCCATGAGGAGTGTCTGGTCTTCGGTGAGCTTCATGCCGGTCGTGAGGAGGCGCGACGTCGTCTCCATCAGCTTCAGATCGTCGACCGTGCCCTTGACGCCTTCTGACAGTCCTGAACGTAGCGCCTCTCCGGTCGTACCGGCCTTGATCGCCAGCCTGTCGAACGCATCCGTCACGCCGATGATCGTCGAGCCCTTTTCTCCGAGGGTGATGACCGCTCCGGTTATCGAGGCGATCGCGGCCACTGCCACTGCAGACCCCTCGACGACGACCCTGGCCATACCCTCGAAGTGTTCCGCAAAGTCCTTCACGCGGTCGGCGAACTTCTCAAGGGTAGAGGAGGCAAGGTCCTCGATCTCAATTTTTCCGGTTAAGGACCCGATATCAATAAGGCACCTTTTTGCTTTGGATGTCCATCATCTAGGTCCCCATCGCGGCACGGGCCCGCGCCAACTGTTCCGCGAGGTCCTTGCGTCCCGACCCGTCGTTCACCAGCTCGGGCTTCTGCGGGTTCGCGTTCTCGATCACCGACAGCACCTCGATCGTCTTCAACAGGTCGACCTTCTGCTCCGGCTCCGGCTCCGGCTCTTCGTCATACAGGAGTTGGAACATCCTGTCATTCGCCGACTTCCGGGACTTCGGATCGACCGCCATGTTGAAGACCATCGCCGCGATCATCGCCGCTCGATGGTCGGCCCTCAGCTCGTTGAACGGTTCCATCCTGGCGTAGACCTCCCACCACATGAGCTGCTTGGCTGTGAAGCTGCGGAGCATCGCCTCGACGTTGACTCGCCCCAGCTTCACAGCCAATTGATATGCGAATCGTCGATGCGGACTCCGCTTCAGTCTTTTTTTGCTTCGGCTTCCGCCTTGACGGTCATCCCGTTCAGCTTCAGGATCTCCTTCACGATGCGCTCGGTCTCCTTGTGACGCATGCCGCGGAACTTCTCGATGTTCTTCTTGCTGTCCGCGATGCGCTCGCCCTTCGAGTTCACGATGCTCTTGCAGATGAGGCGTAGGCCAGCCGTACGTTTCGCCTCGCCCTCGCTCGCCTCGCTCCACTCGATCATGTCTCCGGCGGTCACGGAACCGATGCGTACTTGTTCGCCAGGCTTAAACCCGTCGACGAACGCATATTCCACGTCGCTCGCACCACTTGCGAACAGCTCGTCAAGCGACTCATAGGTTTTCTTCTCGTCAACCATTGTTCTGCTCCTTTGATTGCTTCTCGAAATCGTAGAGTGCCACCGTCTTGCCCGCGTCGTTCATGAGGTAGACCTTCCCCGAGGTGATGAGCTCTTGAGAGCCGAACGACAAGCCCTCCTCAGTCCTCTCGACAGACGTGACCGGAAAGACGCGCTCGTTGCCGTTAGGGAGGATGTGCTTGATCGTTAGCATACTGCTCCTGTTGCGTTCCGTGTCGAACGGTTCGCTGAATTGCTTGCCAAACGCGATGCGCCCGACTTCCATTTGCTCCTCCTGCTTCTCAAGTTGTCCCGAATCTGCACCGCTCGGGACCACACGGCGTTTTAACGGCTGCCAAGGAGGTTTGACCAAAACAGCCGCCAGCAGTACTAACCTACGTGCCGATCACCACGCCGTTGATGAGCATCAACCCGCTAAACCTGACTTCAACGTCTGCCGTCGACAGCCCGTCAACTGGCAGCACGATGTTCTTCACGGCCTTCACCTGACCGCTGGCGACCCACACGTTCGTGTTATCGGGGAACGTGATCTTGAACCCGTCCGTCGGCACGGGATTCGTGATGGCCGCCTTGATCAGACCCGTCAGATGGTCCTGCGAGCCGTCGCTCGGCAGAAAGTTCATCTTGATGGTGAACAAGTCCCGGCGCAGGACGCCCATGACATAGGCGTCGATATTCCGGTTGTGCGAGGTCGCGTCGAACTCATTGTGATCCAGGCCCGGCAGCGTGATGTCCTTGATCTCGGCGATCTCGGCAAAGACTGTCGGAGTCGCTGCTAGTGCCCGTTCGATCTTGGCACCATGTCCACTCAGGGGTAACGTCATTCGCCTTCTCCTGTATAAGAGACAGGCCTCAAGAAGCGGGAATGCTTCAGGATGGCTGCCCTAATGTCCCGCACTCCTGCTTCATGATGGCTGCTTCTCAACTTCTATGTTGAACACGATCATCGCGCGGCCCGCATCGTCAAGGCCGACGTCCGTCGGTTCCTGTCGGGCTGTGATACTCTGATAGAACGTCCCGCTCAGCGTCGTGTTGAACGTGCCGTCAAGTGCCGCGTATGCCGCCTGGAGCATCGTCCTGGCCGCTTGATACGACTTTGCGCGTACCGATACCTGCGCCGTCGGGCGCTGCGTGTGCGCCGCAGCGACATTCTGAATCCGCGTCGGCGCGCTACCGCCCGTCTCGACCAGCGAGAGGTACGGCCCGTTGCCGACAGGGATGATCGCCTTCGAGCCGAGAAAGATGTTCGAGCCGATCGTGCCGACGCTGGCCGTCACGAGCTTCGCGGCGATCTCATCGAGGAAGGGCACGTTACTTGACCTTTCCCAACTGCTCGAGAGCGCGACCAATCTTCTGGAGATCGTCACCTAACACGAAGCAATCAAACTGGATCATTATCGGCTCATCTGGTGCGGACATAACTAATCTAGCTTCTCGACACTCCTTCGGCACTTCAAAGCCCTGATCCTTGAGAGCTTGATACAAATTTATTGTCGTTATTATTTCCATTACTGACACTCCAGGCAGCGATCTGGATCCGCCACGATCGCTACGTCAATCCGCGTAAACCAACACCGACAACGTTGGCAGAGCACCCAGACAAACATCAGCCTTCCTTCAACTGCAGCCGCGCAGCAAGGCGCGCGGCCATGAACGGCCGTGATTCGTTGATCACGCTCTCAAGGTATTTTGCCTGGCCCGTCGTGTGGTGATAGTCGAGACGCTCGTGCTGCACGATCGCGTAGTCGATCGCCGCGCCGCCATACGACAGCGTGACGGAGATATTGTTACCCTGATATTCCGGCTCGGCCACCTGCCCGCTCGCACGCAACGTGCCAGGCACCAGACCCTTCGGCATCGTCCGGCCCATCGCCTTGAACTGCGCGGCGGTCGGTGAGACGGGGCAGCGGCGCTTCGACTCGGTCATCTCAATCTGCCCTTCAAGGTAGAGCGCTGCCCCTACTCGACTCGGCTCTCCCTTCGCGATCAGCCTGACCTTCGCGATCATCTCGCTGGCGCCTTTCATGATGCCACCTCTGCCACAGCCTGGCTCTGGAAGGGGTTAGCCACGGCAGCATCCTTTTCAGCTTCCACAGCCAATCCTGGCCAGTTCTGGAGCACATCTGAGAGCACTTTCAGCCAGGCATCCCCGATGACCGGCCACTGGAATTCGGGCTGTGACGCGAGGTCCAGCGCCTGGCGTGACAGCCGCGCACGCAGGCCCTTCTCCGCATAGAGGCAGTGCAACTTCTCGACGGCCTTCTCCTCATCCATGATGCCGCCGAGCACCGCGCCGCCGATGTGTGGCGTCACGGCGGTCGATGAGCAGGGCACGAGCGTCGCACCTCGCCGCGCCCAGTCGCCATACGCCGACCAGTCCGGCAGGAGGGGCGGCACGCCGCACGCCATCGCCTCGAGTGCCGGTAGACCGAAGCCCTCGCCCTGCGTGGTCGAGAAGAACACGTCGAACAGGTTGATCACCTTCGCCATCGACGCTTCAGGCAGCCCGTAGACCGGATTGATAGAAGGCGCGAACACGCGACCGCCCATCCCGTAATACTTCACGAGCTGGTGCATGTCATACGCCTGATCGCCGGTCGGTGCCACGTGGCACCACAGACAGGCATCTTCAACCTTGTGCGTCCGCACCCACTCCGCGAAGTACCGGATCGTCAGGTCGAGGCGCTTGCGCTCCTGATTGCGACCGACCACGCCCACGACGAATGAGTCGGCAGGGAGATGCTGCACGGCCAGGACAGGACCGATGATCTTCGCCTTCAGCTCTATCTTGTCAAGAGGCTTGTAGATGCTACGATCGACGCCCAGCGGGATGACTTCTGTCGGCCCGACATAGCCTCCAACCTTCGCTTCCGCCTCCCCGAATATCGTCCAGAAGACGCAAGCCGCCAGCCCCTGCAACTTCTCTCCGGCGCAGTTCTTGCCATCAACGGCCACATGCCCGACGATAGGCGCGTCGACCCCCTTGAGCTGCTCGAGGTATGGCGGGAAGTTCCACGGATCTTGCTGGATGACGATGATGTCCGGCTTGAACGACTCCGCGATGTCCTTGACGCGTCCGACGCCGAACGCGTCCCCACCGCTATATGCGGGATAGACCTTGTACGGATAGTCATGCGGATCGCCACTGTAGCAGAGACCAAGCACCTGGACGTCGAAGACATAGCGCAGCGTGTCGAGGATGTTGTGTGTCGCGCGTGCAAACCCGGAACTCACGCAGGCATCGCCGACCCAGAGGAGCTTTTTCATCGCTCCCTCTCGATCACCAGAGTCCCGTGGTCAGATGCGGAGAACGATACCTCACCGAACTCCGCGTGGTGCCACTCGAGAAACTGAAACGTCGCGTCACGCACTTCCTGGAAGAACACGTCGTGTACCACGAGGTAGCGTAACGTCATCTGCCAGCACATCTTGAGGTCATTCTTGCACCCCTCGTAGGAGTGATCGCCGTCAACGTGGACAAGGTCGAAGTGCTGACAGTCGATCTTCGGGATCTCTACGGACGAGAATCCGTCGAGATAGCAGCGCTTACCACGATGCGCGAGCGTGTTCAGGCGCTCCTGAATGTGGTTATGTGAGCCACGGTTCGTGCCACCATGATTGGCATCCCACGGGTCGCAGAGTGTGACGTCGATCTCCCTGTTCGCCTCGACGACTGCTGCTAGCGAGTCGCCCTCCTGTACGCCGATCTCAAGGTAGCTTTGCGCTCGTGTCGCCAGCATTCCGAGTACGCGATGATGATAGAGGTTACCGATCTGCATGCTTCTTCTCTTTCCCAGGGATGCCGCCCCACTTCTTGATGTAATTGTCCTGCGCGATCATGAACCGCCGATGGTGATCGCTGCGTTGCGCTTCCGTCTTCTTCTCCCACGACTGCGCCAAGCCGTGATGCATGCACGAGATGCCGACGATCGGTATGCCCAACAGGAGCATGCGGCGGCCGTAGTCGCTATCTTCAAAATACATGTAGTCGGGTGACAGCAACTCGTCAAAGAACCCGACCTTCTTGATACAGCTGTTACGCGGCGCGAAGCAGGCAAAGTGACTCGACTTGCCATCCTCCAGTCCGACGAGGTCACCTGGCGTCTTCAAGAAGGTTTCCAACGTCTCAGGGAAGAACTCGATGTCGTCGCTGACGATGATGCGCTCCTCCTCGACGTTCGACATGAACCAGTTCCATGCTGCCGGGAGGCTCTGCCCTTCGAGCGGCACTGTGATGAACGGGCGTCCGTTGGCGGCATGCTTCAGACGCACGGAATCATTTCCGCGATCGATGACGTAGATCTCATCAGGCTGCACCGTGCTGGCGCCCAGCGACGCGAACAGGCGAGCAAGCAGGTCGTAACGGTTGAACACGGTGATACAGACGTTGATCACAAAAATGCTCCATGCTCGTGCTGCGCGTAGACTTGCGCAAGCGTCTCGTTCATCAGGTGCAAGCGACACATGACGCGGCAGTTGTTAAACTGTGTATAGGTACCGCCATGCCTATGCCAGATGTCCTTGAACGACTCGGTCTTGAGGTCACCGAGGCAACTTCCAGGTACGCCTCTATGCTGCGGGCACATCCATAGACGTCCGTCCGGCGTGATCGTCGTCGTCAGCTTCACGCCGTGGCACGTCAAATAGGACCGCGTCGTCCAATCTCGATACTGCAAGAACCGATCGACGTCGCACTCGACGTCCGGCTCGCTCTCGTAGTCCTTCAGGTTCGGCAGCGCGGCGGTGATCCACGAGCGGTCGTCAGTACACCTTGATGGCGAGTCTGGCGTTGTGCGAACGGCTGGACGGAAGGTGATGTAGGTTGCGCCAAGTGCTCGTGCCAGCGACAGCATCTCGCCCGCCCGCGTCCAGTTATCCGCGTGCAAGAGGAACGAAACACCGACGGTCGCCTTTTTCACCTGCGCCAACCACCCGATACCGTCGCAGGCGGCAAAGAACCGTGACGACTGCACGCCCTTCTCGTGCGCGTAGGTATGCTCGTCTGGCGCGTCAAGCGACACGACGACCCATTCAGCATGCCGCGCGAGGTGTGTCGCCGACCGCTCATCGAACAGTCCGCCGAACGTATACATGCCCTGCTGCAGACCGAGCGACGAGGCGTAGTCGACGACATCCTGCCATCGCGGATGCGTCGTCGGCTCTCCGCCGCCACTCCACACGATGCCCTTGACACCGATACGCGCCATCTGGTCCAGACCGCGTCGGACGACGTCGATGTCAGCCAGGTCACCACCTGAGTCATAAGCCATCGGCAGGATGCGCGGCTTGCTCGCCCACGGACCGCGCGTATGCGTGTGCGCGAAGTGACAGTCCATGCACCCGAGCGCGCAGCGGTTCGAGAGGTCCCACTCGACCGTTACTGGAGAAGGATGCTCACCCTGCTGCCACCCGACGAGCCTGTCGAGGTGGCCGAAGAGTTTATGACGAGAGTCGATGAAGGTCATCGGACCACCAATGCAAGTTTTATACTTCTCAAGAACGTCAATGCACTAGCCACTGGATCTCTCCATAGCCCATGCCGCATAGCGAGTAGCCAAAGTTTGAACCAGATCATCCGAGGTATATCTCCGTCGCAAGTGGTTGTCCAGTTCCGGCATCTACGAAGCCGTCGAAGTTCAAGATCGGTCCGGTCACGCCGTTCGGCAGCGTGATCTTATCGTTCACGTCCACGCCGTCCCCTGCTGTCGCGATCACCAATGCGGCGATGTCCAGGAACATGACATACGCGTGGCTGACGGCCAGCTCACCGGTCATCGTGCTCACGTTCCGCTGCTTATGCTCGACGATCGCCTTCAGCGAAACGGCTGATGCATAGGTGCGCGTACCGAATCCATCCTCGCTCAGGTAGCGCTCGAAGGAGACTGATGGCTGCAGAGGCTTCGTCACCTTGTCTGCAACCTTCACGCCAGCACGCAGCGCATCAAGGATGCTCACCACCAGCCTCCATGATGACGTGGACCAGATACGACGTCGAACAGCGCAGGCACGGCCGGCTCGACAACCACGTCGGTCAGCCAACCTGGCAGCAGCAGGTTCAGCACCGCGTCAGGCACGACCTGCGGCTGAAATTGATTCTTGAACGTCAGCGCCACACTGCCCGCCTTAACCGAGGTTAATCCCTGCACGATCACGTCGTTGTCCAGTGTGCGGTCGGTAAGGCCAAGCTGCCCGGCGAACTCTGACTCGGCGTCCTTCAGCTCCTGAGGGATGACGGTCTCCGGAATCAGATTCCCGTTGACATCATACATCCCGATGCGCGGCCACGAGAGCTTCTGTGTCGCGGTGGCTGGCATCCCGGTCCATCGACGCTCGATGAGGTAGTAGGCCGCGATGCCATTCTGTGCCGGCACGAGGACCTTCAGCGAGTTCGCGAAGTTCTCGAGCAGCCTCGTGGCCATGACCAGCAGCACGTCTTGGCTGTCCGCGTCTTCCCACCCGGATAGCGGCAGACGTGACTCGTAATACGCCTGCGCCTCGGCCAGCGTCTCGTAACTGTTTGAAGCGACTCCCCCGACAGTTGCATCGATGACTAACGGCATGTCATTCTCCCTCGATCTGCGTCACACGAATGATGGTGCAATCACCGTAGCGCAACGGCTGCTCCGCACCCGCATTCGTCCTCTTGATCGAATATCGCATCCGTGGATCGTCACCCTTGAAGATCGTCGAAGCGACGTCTAGTGCAGCTATGGTAAACGTTACCTTCTGCTGATTCGCCGCCTGCGTGTTAGCGTACACACCACTTACCACGCCGATCTTCGACAGCAGTGCCGGACTATTCGACGTATCCTTCTTTCGAATGTCGAGCACGATCGTCCATCCGGCCATGTCCGGCGGGACTGGGTCGCTATCCGTATAGACGACCTCGCTATCACCACCGATAAACAGGCCGTCAAGTGCTCCATCAATGGCCATCAGGCATCACTCCAGCTTCCGGTTACGGAGACCGTCTTGCGCACGTTACCGACCACGCTCACCGTCTTGCGCACGTTGCCAACCACATCGACCGTCGGACGATAGTTGCCGACCACATGGATGCGGACGATCTGCGGAACAAAGACCAGTCCAGAGGCCGTATCATGAATTCTGAGACTCTCTTGCAGCGCGACGGCCAGGTCAAGCGACGTGGTTACGCCATCCGCAAGGACAAGCTGTTCTGACGGACTCGTCTCAAGCGGATCAAGTAGCGTGGCGACCGAGTCCGTCAGTACTAGATTTTCTACGACTTCCGTAGCAAGATCGACGTCCGCATTGACTGCATCTGTTACACGCAACGTCTCTTGTAGCGAGGCGATCAGGTCGCGACTGACAAAGAGCTGCTCAGAAAGGTGAACAACTTCTTCCGGTGCTGCTGCAATGTCGCCAAGACTTGCGATGACACTATCTGTCAGCCGTAAGATTTCTGCTGGCTGCGTCTGTTCTGGGAATAGCGTCTGCGATGACGCATCAGAAACGTGAACGACTTCTGCCAGGCTCGTCGCAAGGTCGACGCTGGCGAAGAGCGTATCGGCGACATGAACCGTCTCCGACGGCGTCGCGTTCAACGGATCCAGCGTGACAGAGACCGCATCACTGAGCTTCAGCGCTTCCGTCTGCGACGCGCTGATCTCGACGGCAGCGAAGACAGTATCTGTCAGCTTGAGCGTCTCTGTCTGAGAGGCGATCTCCGGATTGATGAAGTCGAACAGCTCCTCAGAGAGCTTCAGCGTCTCCTGCGCGCTTGCCGCCAGCTGCAGGGCAGGTGTAACAGTCTCGGAGAGCTTCAGCGGTTCTGACTGACTCGTCTCGATCGGGTCGAGTGTGACGAATACCGTATCCGACAGCTTCAGCGTTTCATTAGTGAAGACGCCTGAACCGATGACGACAGCCTGCTCCTCTGAGAGCTTCAGCGTCTCCTGGAGGGAAACGATCAGGTCGAGGATTGCGGTGACACTGTCCGTGATCCGAAGCTGCTCAGCAGCAGGCGTCGCATCACCATACCGCTTGGCAGTGACGGTGTCAGTGATCCGGAGAGTCTCACCCTGAGGCGTTGCAAGCGCATCCGTGACGGCAGTTATCGTCTCACTGACATGGACGATCTCTTGCAGCGATGTTGACAGTTCCAGCGCTGGAGTAACAACGTCGGCGCCGTGAACGGTCTCTGATGGCGTCGCCTGAAGAGGATCCAGCGTCGGCGTCGGCGTATCAGTAACGTGAACGATCTCAGACGGACTTGCTTGCAACGGATCAAGCGTCTCGAAGACTGCATCCGTCAGCTTGAGCGTCTCGTCGATGCCACTAACAGTCAGGTCGCGTGAAGCGAAGACGGTATCCGTGACGTGAACGATCTCGCTCAGCGAGGTCTGTAGCGGATCGAGCGTCTCGAACGGCGTGTCCGCTATGTGGACTACCTCACTCGGGGTAGCCTGCAACGGATTGAGCGAGGGTGTAGCAGTGTCAGTTACATGAACAATCTCGGACGGAGACGCCTGCAGCGGGTCGAGAGTCGGTGTTACAGTATCCGTGACGTGAACAATCTCTGTCGGTGCAGCTTGAATCGGATCGAGCGTTTCAAATACCGTGTCAGTAATCTTGAGCGTCTCAGTCCGCGATGTCTCTAGCGGATCGAGCGTCTCAAAGATGGTATCCGTTACGTGAACGATCTCTGACGGCGTCGCCTGCAACGGGTCGAGCGTAGTCTGAACGCTTTCGGAGATCTTGAGCGTCTCCGTCAGCGACGTGCTCAGGTCGCCTGCCGTGCCGACCAGTTGAGCAACAGGCGGACCGTCGATGACGCGCAGGACGCCTTCAAGATCGACGACACCTTGCTGACTGACGGCACCACCATCTGTCAGGACAAGGGTCTCTGTCTTGGTCGTCTGAAGCGGATCGAGTGTCGTGAAGACGGTATCGGTCAGCCGGAGTGATTCAGATGGAGCAGTCTGAATCGGGTTGAGCGTCTCGAATGGCGTATCGGAGAGCTTCAGCGTCTCAGTAAGACTCGCTGTGAGGTCTGTAGGACCCGCGATAAATGCAGCGACCGAATCAGTGATATGAACAACTTCACTCGGCGCGACGTTGAAATCAAGTGCCGCAACTGGAGGTCCATCAGCGATCTTGAGCGTGCCTTCAAGCCGGACGATTCCATGCTGGCCAGCTGCGCCACCATCTGTTAGGTGGAACGTTTCGGACGCTACAACGACAGAGAGGTCGCCTATACGAAGCGCTGTAACTGTGTCAGAAAGATGTAGAGTTTCTGCAGGAACGAATACCGTGATCTGAGGTAAAACTGAGTCAGATAACTTGAGCGTCTCAGAAGGCGTACCAGTCTCAAGATCGCGCGTGACGGTGACCGTATCCGAGAGCCGGAGGACTTCTGCATCCGGCGTCGCATCGCCGTAGCGTTTCGCCGTGACCGTCTCAGAGAGTACGAGCTGCTCGAACTCCGCCATCAGGATCGGCGTATTGAACTCGATCCAGGGGTAGTTGACGGTCGTCGTCGTGTTATCTTCGGCGAGGTCCGTGACCGTCGTACCGCCGAAGCTCACGCCGAGCGTTCGTGTAGCGTTCGCGACGGTATCAAGCACGCCGATCTCGACGACGAGTCGGTCGCCCTTGACGACCACCTGTGGCGTGATGCCGATCGTCGACTGCTCGAGAATATTGTTTAGCGAGCGGTTCGTGAGCGTCGTGCTGAACTGCGGCGGTGCAGCGACGGCGTCACCGGCAGTCGGCGCAGGCGTCAGATCCTTGACTGGATTATAGTCAGACCCGTCATTCTTGACGATGCGGAGGCGGACTGACAGCGACCCGAGCTTCGCGACCTGGCTGGTGATACCCTGCAGCTGACCTTTGACGGACCCGGAGATTGTCTGCGCGGCAAGCGGCTCTGAGACGAACTGCCGCATGAGCACATTGGCAGGAACGGAACCGTTGAAGATCTCGGTCTTGGTGACGCCAGTCTCGTTCTTATGGCTACGAGCCAGTGCGACTCGATCGAATTGCGTCGTGTCATTCCAACCCGTCCCTGCAGACGGGGAGACGGCCGCGGTGCCACTGTTCGGGAAGTAGAAGCGCGTCCTACTCCCGAGGCCACTCGGAGAGACAGTCTCCGAGAGCGCAAGTGTCGCGGCGACGACGACAACTGAGAGATCAGCCAACTAGCGAGCCCTTCACTGTCACCACCTGTCCACACTTCATGCAACACGCGTGCCCAAACTCGATCGGCTTACCTGATTCGTACTCCCAGCGTACGGTTCCTCCACAGTCGCGATGCGTCGTGCCGGCAAGCACGTTGCTTGGGTGCACGGCGTCTACTGAATGCACCTGCTCTTCGATAACGGTATCGAGCGGTGCGCACTCTTGCATCTCGACGAAGACGAGATCCGCGATGCCGATGTTGTCAGTAGCCATTACGGATCCGTCTTCCAAACATCCAGTTACCAAGCCACCTCGGCTTCCACCACGGACGACATGAACCAATCAAGCTACAGATGCATCCTGTTTTCCGACATCCGCCAACTGCTTCGCATCCGTTTCCGCAATGTCCGAGACTCAAGGTGTCACCTCTTGCCTGAACGTCATCAAGAACGAGACCTTATCTCCCTCATGCGTTCCAGGCCCGAAGACCTTCTCAGCCATCCGCAGCGATGCAGGGTTATCGTCATTGACCTGGCCGAGCAGCGTGACGTTCGGCATGCTTCCAGCAACAACATCGACCAGCGTGATCAGCGCCAGCGTTCCGACGCCCTTGTTCCGCCATCTTGGAGCGACCAGGATCGTCGGAGACAGTGTGTTCGGAACGCTCTTGTTCCACCACAACGTCGCCAGGCCAGCAAGCTCTCCATCCGCGCGGATGGAATACCGCCACTGACTCTCGTCTGCCTGAACCTTGTAGAGCCAGTTGATCTCGAACGTCTTATCCTTGCACAGCGCAGGTGGATCTTCGAGGTACCACGCGAAGAGCGACGGCACGTCCTCGACGGCCATGGGCACGAGAACAAAGTGCAATGGAACTCCATGGCAAGATCCGTGGCACACGCCACAACCTTTCCAACTCCACGAGTGCTTCGTCTTCGAAAGGCCATCCTCACACCACCAACATGGCGAATCTTCCTCGCGTGGTTTGGTACAGACAGGGCACGCAATTGTCGTGACCATCAGTACATCATCCCACTAGCACGATCGATGTGCTTGAAGTGCATGCCCGTGTCGATGATGTATGGGAACTCCTTCTTCGCGTACTTCTTCCACCCAGCCTTTGCGAGCAGTCCGCGCTTGATCGTCTGCTCCGACCACCAAAGATCTGACGTACCGGACGCGACGTGCACGCCCTTCGTCTCAGGATCCACCCAGACGTGCGACGGCTGCTGGAAGATCCGCTTCATGACGTGCGGATAACCTGGCACCGCGTATTCTTCGACGTCCGGCTCCTTCGCCCACGCTTCGAGGATGGAGCGGTGAAGCAATAATGCACCAGTAGGGACACCGCTAACCCAGATAACGTCTCCCATCTTCCAGTCTCTAAACGCTCTCTGACCACTGCCTCGATACGCGAGCGGCTCAGGACCAAGCAGTTCGACACCACCCTTCTTCCCATTACGCACCTCCGCGCTGCCCTTGATGTGATAGAGGCCGCTCACGACCGGCGGCGCCAGCTTCCGCTCCATCTTCCAGAACCACCGGTCGAACGTCAGGATGGCGTGCGGAGGCGGGCATGTATCATCTTCGATCAGCAGGAGTGCTCGGAGGTTGCCTCGCAGCATCGTATCGACCAGCATGTTCTGGGCGTCCGGCACCGTATAGCCGGTCGGCGTCGAGGTGATCAGCGACCAGTTCGGCGGGCTGACCATGCCCTTCATCATGTTGTGCCACTCGATGCGGACGGTTCCGAGCGTCGGCGTGCCGAGGAGGACTTGCACCTGATTCTCGGCGGTCTTCGGGTTGACCGGGTTCACGAAGATGCCCTTCGAGACCTCGCCGAGCATGGACTTTGTTCGTTTCAGCTTTCGCGCGTGCTTGTGTTCCGCCCAGTCACGCTTCTCGACGTCCGCCTTGCGGTTGGCGCGTTCATCTACGCGCTCTCGATGCGCGATGGCCGCCTCTTTTGTCCACTTCACTTCACACTCTCCAGCTGCTGCTTCTCTAGTTCGCCTTCGTAGTAGAACTCCCTGTAGACACCGACGCGGCGCATCCACCCACCGGGATTCATCGTCAACAAGAACCGCTCTGACAGGATGTCCTGCTGCCACTCTCCAGGGTGCTGCGCGAGGTAATCGGCCAGCCCTCCCGCTGCACCGCGGTCGCCCTGCTCGCCCGGCCACGCGATGTTCGTATCTTCGACGACGAGCCAGTCGCCGACCTTGCAGAGCGGCGCGTACAGCTCAAGCTCCTTCCGCACGTGCTCGGCAGAATGATCCGCGTCGAGGATTACCAGCAGCGATCCTTCAACCTGCTTAGCAAGATCCGCTGCCAAACCTGGGTCTGTCGAGTCACCTCGGATGAACGTGATGCGTGGATGCGCGCAGCGCCGGAAGTCCTTGATGTCGATGGTGAAGATCTTCGTGTCGATCCCCATCAAGTCAGCTAGCGAGGCGAGCCACAGCGCTGATCCGCCCTGATACGTCCCGGTCTCGATGACCGTCTGCGGCTTGTGGTTCACCATGATGTCCTGGTAGACCCACATGTCGTTCGGACTCTTCATCACGCCGATGTTTAGGAACTGCGTGTAGCTCCACGTATGCGGCGCGTTGTACCAGACCTCGTGATAGGCCTGGAGTACGTCGCCATGCTTCGCCCGCGTATCGAGCACGGCCTGCGCGAGTTCCTCGAGTGTCGTCTTGCCCTGCTCGACGACGGTCAGCTGCTTCGGCGTGGCGATGTCTTTCGGCGTGACCGGGTCATATGCGTCGGCCAGCGCTCCGATCGGCTTCTGCCCGATCATGTAGATGTCATGTGCACCCTGCACATCCGGGTCAGGCGTATCAGGCAGACATCCAAGTGTCAGACGGAGGTTGACGAGGCCGGCCTCCTTCATCCACTCGGTCAGCTTCAGGTGATCGACGCCTGCATAGTATTCACCGTCGGGAAGTTCAAGGCCGTCTACGGCACTGTGTTGCGGTCGCTGCAGACCAGCGCATGAGATCAGCACGATGCCGCCGGGAACGACGACCTCCGCCATGCGCTTGACGATCGCCTCGACGTTCGGCGTGTGCTCGAACGCTTCGCAGCAGACGATGCAGTCTGGGCGGAAGGGCGGCTCATAGGTGGCGCCGTCTGCGACAGCGTCGACGTCGCGACCTTCCACGAGATCGATGCCGTGATACTCCTTCGCGTCGCGGAAGAGGGTCCGGACACTGCCGTTAATGTTGAGGCTGCCGATCTCGTAGACGCTCTTCGGGCGGCGCGAGCCGAGCAGCTTGGAGAGTTCGGTGATTGTGCGGATGTCCATCACTTCACCGCCTGCATCGTCACGTTATACGTCACCGTGCCGTGCGCGCCAGGCACCCGCGCCACGGTCAACGTCTTCCACGGAAGCGGCGTCTTGCGCCCACGTGCTTCGTGCAGCGCGTAGAACGGCGTCTGCGGGTCGAGCCACGCGAAGCTCTGCTCGACGATGCGGATACGGTGCGTGGGGTCCGAGAGCCAGCCTTGACTCTCATCGCCGCCGTAGGGGCCGCTCACGTAGACGATGCCATCCTTCAGCATCACGCGGTGCAGGTCGTTCCACCACTCAAAGTAGCGTTCAGGATTCAAGAATTCCAACACGTGCGTGACGACCGCTGTATGCACACATGTGTTAGGCAACTTGAATGGTAGTGCCGTCGGAACCTGCTTGATGTCTCCCTTCGGACCAAGCGTGACGCTCCGCGCCTGCGTCGTTCCGCCGAAGGAGATGTCAAGAAGGATGCCCTTCTTCCCGTGCAGACGCTTGTCAAGCCGTGCTTTCGCTACCTTGCGAAGACGCTCATCCTTGAGAAATGCTGCCGACTTCGGAAAGCGTGTGAGTGCAAGCATCACATGGCCTTCTTTCCGTCGGCCATGTCAGCATAATGGAGCAATTTGCGCGCCACGTCGCGGGCATCTTCCGGCGTCAAAATCAAACTGCTGGTGAGCAAATTGAACTGCATCAGCACCTTTTTGACCACCGTATTATGCCCGTAGATGATCTCCAGAGGGGCGCCCTCGGTGCCGATAGGAACGGTGAACTTTGGATCTGGTCCTGTCTGCTTCTGCTTCGCCATGAACCATCCTTGAGAAAAGTGCCGCGCCGTTCGGTTTCCCTACTAGGCGCGACCAACATATAACAAGGTCATATACCCAGTTATAGGTTATGTTGAAAATACCCAGTTGTACGTCACGTTGAGCGCCTGCGTCGTGCCCTTCGTGCTCGAAGCGAACGTCGCCAGTGAGTGTGCCGTGCCCGAGCCGACCGATGAGTGATGATACTGCGCGATGCAGTTCACCGTCTGCGCGTGTGAAATCTGCGACGATGCATACTGGAAGCTCTGCGAGAGCGAGTACGTGCCGCTCAGCAGCTGGCTGCCGACGCTGACCGTCGCGCGGCTGACGCCGCCTGTCGACGCCAACGGCCACTCGGTCGAGTCGATCTTCGACATCGTCGAGAAGTTCGACGACTGCGCTTCCGTCTGGTAGCCGAGACCCCAGAACCGGGCGAAGCCCATGTCCGAGGTGACGGTCGCGGCGACTGACGAGGCCGACGAGGCAAGACCCGCGTAGTTGCGGACGACGATGCCGAAGCCATACGTCGTGATGACGTTCTCGTGCCAGTCGCCGACCTGCTCCTCGCCGGAGAGGCAATCGACGAGTGCGCCTCTGATGAAGCCCCTGATTGCGTGTCGCTCTCCGGGCACGCGCATCTTCGGCAGCTTGCCGCCCTTCCCGACACGGTGGACCTTGCCATCGTGTGTGTGAATCTTCTCACCCTGTTTGAAACTCATACTGACTCCTTGTTAGAAAAGATTACTGCCTGTGACCTGTTCTTGAATCTGAACCGTAAGTGTCTCGACTGTCGCCGTAGCCTTGAAGCTCGCTATGGCGACGACCGCATCAAGACCACCGAGAGCCCCATTCAGTCCGCTCCAGGTCGGCTGCTCAGATCCGGTGACAATTTTATAGGCCCCACCCCCTGAACTATGGGCGCCATCAACCCAGGGATATTGCCCCGTCGAATTGCCCCCGCTAAATTCCGTGAAACTTTGCACGAATGAACTGTCAATCGCCTCCACGGCACCGGTATCGAAGTTGTCTGCCACGATGCAACACAGCACCTCACCACTCGTGCCGATGGCCGCACTCGGCTGAATGGTCGTGACAGGCGTGGCAGCCGTATTCCCTGATTCTGTATCGAAGGGTCCGCTGGTGTTGGTGCCGCTGAATACCCACACCCACATAGCGGGATAGATGCCGGTGCCGCCAGATCCCCCGCGAAAAAAGTGCGTCGTACTCGTGACCGGATTGTTGACATACCAGATGTTTACGCCAGAGACCGTGGTTGCATCTTCGTAAATGCTCAACGGGGTGTAGGTATTGAGCAGTGCCCCACCACTGAAACCCGAGTCGTTCGCATCCTGTGGCACGACGCCACCACCGGCATAGCGCTCGGTGTATTTGAACCCTGCGATGCCAATCACGATCAGCGTGGCACCGGTCGTATCGACTCCACCCGTCACACACGACGGCCCCGTGCTATCCGGCGAGGCTGCGGTCAGCGACGTCAAGAGCGAAATCATCAGAAGAACCTTCCGCCGATTACTGGTTCTTGAATGTTCACCTTGATCGGAAGCATCTGGTACATCGTTCCATAGGGATCGGTGTGCAGGAGCCCGGCCTCCGATGCCGTCAGCGCCCGATTGACCCAGAACCCCACATAACTCAGTTGACCGATCAGCCCGTCGTTCACGAGGTCATTACCATTCCCCAGCGTGTTGACGCCAAACCCGAGACCGGCGGGCGTGATCGGGCTATCCGCCGTCTCCACGCCGTTCTTGTAGAGATGCAACTGCCCCGAGACCGCCGAGAGCACATAATCCGCTTGGGCCGTGAAGTCCGTTAATGACGTGAAATCCGCCAACCCTAAGGGCGCGGACTGCTGCCCCTCCCATTCTAAGGATACCCCGCCAAACATCGCGATATAGTCATTCGTGGTCGGGGTGCCGCAGCAGATGCCGTGCACATTACTCACGGTCTGCTTCCCTCGCCACGCCACGGACCAGTCATTCGCGCCCAACGTCGAGAGCACGATCAGGCTTGCCAAGAGAATGGGTCTCACCACGGTGTTATCACTGAAGTTAAGCAGCGCCCCATCGCTATCGGACGTCCAGGTCACGCTGGTATCGAGGGTGCCGGTGTTGCTCCCCTTCCCGTCAGCCGTCGTCCCGCCGCTGCCTTCGAGCATCCCATACCAATCCTGCAGGCCAGAATATAATGAGCCAGAAGGGTTCAACGGGGTACCTGCAGCTGGCTTGATCATGCTATTGAACCGGCATTGCCGCCGTGCACTTATGATCGGTCGTCGTGCATGTCCTGATCTGATTCAGCGGACCGAGTAGCGAATCGATGAGGCGCTCGTAGGTGACGGTGGTCGGTTGCCAGGTCTGCGTCTGCACCGGCACCACCGTGAAGAGGACCGCCCCGCTCGTGCCGTTCCCCGTCGTCACCGAGACGCTTATCGGCCCAGTGACTGATGGAGCCAGCACGAACGTCGCCGTCAGCATGGAAGCGCTGGAGACCACCACGTTACTGACCGACACGCCAGCGGGCACGTTGATGGTGGTGGCGCCTGCGACGAAGTGATTGCCCATCAGCATCACTGGAACCGTGCTGCCCTGTTGTGCCGAGGTCGGGGTGATGCTGGCCAGCGTCGGGGCGGCGGCACTCGCGGCACCTACGGTGACACTCGCCACCAAGAGTGTGGACACTTGCTCATTCGGCTCGAAGTCCGCATCCCCCGTGGTCGTAAACTGCCCCCAGATCGTCGCCACTTTATGGACCCCGGACCCCAGCGCCAAGAGGGCCGCCGGATCAAAGGGCGAGTGCGGCAGAATCGCCTCATGGTTCCCGTTGTCCCCCGCGCTCTCATGGAGAATCCCCGCAATCCCCATGTGCAGATTGAGGTCGTAGCGGGTCTCGGCAAAGCCGGTCGGCCCTTGCCCATAGCCATAGGTCGCCGCCATCGGGGCGGGAGGCGTGCTCGAGGTAATGGGCGAGAGAATGGGTAGATAGCCGACATAATCCACGAGTTCAAAGTTCCACCCCGAGGTATCGTTCGGACCCTTGGGACGGCATTCACTGCGGAGGATGATCTGATTGTCGGTCTCCTCGTTGGGTGCCCGAACCGAATAGAACGGCAGATCCAGCTCGTTGACGGTCACGCTGCCATTGGTGAAATGGGTCTCGATTGTGGCGATGAAATTGGCCCAGCCCCGATCCGGAATCACCCACGGTTGGGTCGCATGGATGTTGAAGGTGGCATGCCCCGTCCACATCTTGAGGCCCGCCGGATCGCCCGTCATGATCGGCTTCGCGCCGGTAGGAGTATCCCATGCCCAGAGGGAGACGTTGGGGTTGAACTCTTCATTGAGCGAGACCTCTCCGTCCACATGAAAGGCCATGATCGTGAAGGGCACGGTGACGTCAGAACCTAACTCAGCGTAAATGGGAAAGTTGAACTCTAGATGGGTATGCCCCAGCGACGGTGATTGAATCTGCGGCGGCACCGTATTGTCCAGCAGGTTATTCGCCCGGCGCCAGTGACACTGATTCGAGATGTTCGGATAGGCTGACGGACTGGTATAGGCTATGACGTTAGCATCATAGGGGTACTGATGAATCGTCTGCGCCTGCGCCGCAATCGGAAACAGTACGAAAAAGAATAAAAGTTTTTTCACTTTGTCTTTCTTCGCGCCCGTCGCGCGTCTTTGCCATTAACTTTCGGGTACGTCCGCCGTATCGAGCCGTCCGCCAGCCGCGCGTACATGTCGCCGTCGTGCGTCTTGAAGACCAGCGTGCCCTTCACCGTGCGCCGCTCGATCGGAACCAAGATCTCACGTCTTGGACTCGAGGGCACTGGCAGATGCTTCAATGTTCTCATGCGAATACTCGACGGAGGAGGTCCAGGGATGGCTTCTCAGTTGGTGTGTCCATATGAAACCCCCTCCGTCGAATCTGTTAACTACGCGGTCGTCCCGACGCACACGCCGGAGTTGCCCTCGTAGTCGCTCTTCACGCGCGGGATCATGATCGCCATGATCAGGTTGTGAATCGTGAACCCGTCGAGCGAGGTCCACGGAATGACCGTCGGAGGCTGTCCGACGACCATGTCAACCACGTCCGACGTCATCTGCAACAGGATGACCTTGTTGCCGATGGACGGCGTCGCGCCGTTGCCTGATGTGAGGAGGTCCGCCGTGCGGATCGCCTGCAACGAGTCAAGCATCAGCAGGCGCTCACGGATCGTCGTCACCGTGTTGGTCGCCGTGCTGTAGTCGGTATCGAGCACGTTCGAGATCTGCGTGCCGACGTACAGCCGATACGGACCGAACTTCTTGTCCGCCTGCAGCTTCGTGATCATCGCCTGTACTTCGGTCAGGATCGTCAGGCCGTTCGGCGTCGTCGTCCACGCAGCCGCCGTCAGGTTCTGCGTGTTGACATGCGACTCGTTCAGCAGCCCGGGCGCCGAGTAGCCGGAGACGGCCAGCGCCTGACCGTCCAGCGTCGTGGCCCCGTTGATGATCGCGTCCTCGAGCGCCTCATTGACCGAGCGCACCTTCTGCTTGACCATCGACGTATCGAGCGGCGTGCCGACGCGCTGCGACGTCTTGAGCGTCCGGATGTCGATCTCGAACTTGTCCGTCGTCAGGTAGATCGGCAGGCGATTCACCGTGATGATGGGCATCGAATTCTCACCCCTCGCCGACGGTGACATCGTGCGCTGCGCAGCTCCCGACTTGCTCATCGAGTTCCACTCCAGCTGCGCGATGCTGAGCGGATCCGACAGCGTGTAGGTGAGCCCCGCCGCCATGATGTCGGCCGCAATCGTCAGGCGCTGCAGCCCGACCTCGACGACCGCCTTGTCGATGACGACCTGCGCCTTGTCCTGCAGAGGACCTGCCGCCCTGAACCGATACCCGTTCTCGTACTCCGCCGCCGTCAGCAGGTCGATACCCGGCTGGCGCATCGCGTCGACCGACCATCCACCGCTCGCCTTCAACGCGTTCATGATGACGCTGGCCAGCGGGCTGTTTGAGGCCGCCGCCGTGAATCTCATTTCCTGTTCCATCTCATCTCTCCTTGTCGGGCTCTGGAGCCCTAAGCTGACTACAGTGCCTCGACGCGGATGCGCGTCGTCACGGTGACGGTGGCCTTGGTTTCGAGTGCCGAGAAGCGTGCGACGGTCGCGCCAGACTTCAGCGTGCCGTTACCGGCAGAGCCGAGCAGGTCGCCCGCCGCGATGTTCTGACCTGAGGCGATCAGCATCCAGAACGCCGCCCCCTTGTGCCCGATGGAGACTTCCATCAGGTCGTTGAGCGCGTAGACGTCGTCCACACCCTTGTTGACCGATGCCTGCTCGGTCGCCACGGCGGGCGGTCCCGCGATGTCAGCCGTGGCCAGCTTCCACCGGATGACGCCGCCGACGTCGTCGCGCTCAACCAGCATGCCTGGCGTGATGGATGTTGCCGCGGCCAGATCGCCGACCTCGGTACGCGAGCCTCCCAGGAAGATCGTGTTCGGATTCGTTCTCGTGATTGACATCTCTCTATCTCCTTGGCGACCTCAGCCGCCGAAATCTTAGTGAGTCTGCTCGCGCAGCGCCTTGAGTCCCGCGGCGTAGGGATCGGGAGCAGCATAGGTCTGCTGCTCGGCATTGCGTGCGGTCGGCATCGCCTTGCCGCTGAAGTCGGGCACCTCGACACGGGCGTACTTGGCCAGCGTCTGCAGCTCGGTGATGCTCTTCGTCTTCAGTTCGGCCTCGGTGTTCGCGCCGCAGTCCTTCAGCATCGACACGAGCGCGTCGCGAGTCTGGTCCTCTTCAGCCTTGTGTCCCTCAAGCACGCGCTTGAACGACTCGGGCGCGCGCTGGAGGAACTCGGCCTCCGTCAGGGGCTGCTCGGACGCCTTGACGCGATCCTCGGCCACCTTCAGGCGCGCCTGCAGGTTGCGCTGCTCGGTCTCCAGCGACCCGATGCGGTTCACCGCCGTCCGGTTGGCTTCTGCCGACGCCCTGAACTCGCCCAGGCGCGCGTCCGATGCCGTCTGCAGCATCGCCTCGTCGCCGTCCTTGTACCCGCTGTACCGATCCGTGACGAGCGCCGCAATCAATTCCTCGCGTGTCGTATTCTCCATAACCTCTCCTGTATGACAGCGACATGTCGCCGTCGGACATCCGCAACTCGTGTGCTTCATGGCGTTACTTCGCCACGCTCTTCATGACCGACTCGATGTAGAATCGGTTCGGGTCATTGCTTGCTGCTGCTTTCTGATCTGCCTTTTTCTTCCATGCCTCCGGGAGCTGCGCCACGAACGATGCGCCCTTCCGGTAGGCGATCCTGATGATGTTCGCCTTCAACTCGTCCGTCGAATAGTTGCCCGCGCCCGCCCGTCCGATTGAACTCGCTGCCGCCGACACGTCCTCCGGCTTCTTGATGGGAAAGGACGTGCCCTTGCCAGCGAAATCTGCATCCGGAAGTCTTTCGCGTTGTTTCTGCGAGATGTCGCGGAGCATCTTGTAGTTCGCCCGGTCGCACTGCGCACCCAGCGCCTGAGCTTGATCGTGAATCGCCTGAACCATCTGCTGGTCGTTCTTGTTATGCCGTGAACCAGCTGCCGCCTTGAACTTGGCGACCTCGCCCGTGCCGTCGCACGTCGGACAGTCAGACTGCTTGCCGTTCTTCACCTGACCCGTCCCGTCGCACGTCGGGCAGGGCATCATCGGCATCGCGCCGTAGCGCGGCGTGACGTCCGTCGCCTCAGGCGCGTTCATGTCCATGCAGCACGACATGGCCAGCGACGCGCTGCTGGCAATCGTGGACATGAGCGACATGAGGGCATCGAGGCGAGCCGACTCTACTTCCTCTTCGGCATCTTCCTCGGCTGCCGTCTCGGTGGGGTTCTCCGTCTCGTCGGCGATCAGCTCGTTCACGATGCCGGAGGCCTCGTCCCACGCCTTGCCCATCGTGTCGAGGTGGGTGCGGAGAAGCTTGTAGCCGACCAGCTCGGCGGCCTCTTCGCCGTCCGCTGCAGCCTTCAACTCCGACTGCTTGAACGTGCCGTAATCACCGACCGTGTACATGTCACCCTTCGACGACGTAATCTTGCCCTTCTTGCCGTGCGCAGGATGACCAGGCTTGTTGATCTCGACCTGCGCCTTGTCCGGCATCGATCCCAGAAGTTCCATCGATCCTCCTAACATCCGCATCGCCGCCCGGTGCGTCCCGCAGCCCATCTCTACCGAGCAGGCGCCGCGCCCGCCGGGCAGGAACGCGAGGTGATCGCCGATGGTCTCGAGCCACTGCGCGCGATACGGCTTGCCCCTGTAGCTGCCAGTCGTGCCATCAGTGATGACGAACGCGCCGACGCTGACCTCCTCGCGCTTGTTGGCCAGCAGCCGCTCGAACATCGCCGGGTCAAGCCTCTTCGCCTTGGCCTTGTCGATCCATGCCTCCTGCAGCAGCTTCGTGCCGACGACGCGTGAGTTGAAGATCGTCCCGATGCCGTGCGACTCGCGGATGCCGGGATCGTTCGCCGAGCACTGAACCCCGCCGCGCGACGGGTGGCCGATGGTAACAGGTCGGCCGTTCCACGTCGCGGCGGCCTTCTGCAGCGTGGCCAGCGGCACGAACTCTGGCGTCTCGGCGTTCATGGCGTGGATGACACCCTCCATCAGGGCGACGAGTGGCACGACGAGGTGCTCGCGGCCCTCGAGCATCTCGGTGCGCACGACGCCGGTGGCGCCGACGAGGTGGAGGGATTTCAACACGCTGTGTCCTGCCAACAACTTCAATTCCTCCACCCCACCGGCCGCAGCCCCAACGAAGATCGGCTCGCCCGCCTTCTGCAGCGACGCCGTGCAGATGGCGTAGGCCGAGCTGTCGTCCTGTCCCTTGTCCTGCAGGTCGGAGACGCACTTCTTCATTTTTTCCGTATGTTCGGGGCGGTTCGGCATCACAATTTCCCCAACGCAAAAAGGATCAAGATGATGATGAGCACCAACCCAACGCCACCTCCGACGCCGACTGGTCCGCCGGCATAGAATCCGCCACCTCCAAGTACAAGGATGAGCAGTAAGATGATGAGCAGTGTCGTTGGATTCATATCTTCTCCACACCCTTCTCGGTCACGTCGTACCAGGCGTTCGGGTCGTAGACCTTTCCACCGATGATCGCGTTCAACTGATCGCCTCGAATCCTCTGCTGCTCGATACCCTTCTTGTAGAGCCGCTCAAGGTCCTTGGCCGGAAACTTTTTCTTGTCGCCCTGTCCGCGGTCGAGAGACATGTCATCGCGCGTCCTGATGCAGACGCCAGAGTTCCAGCTTGCTGATCCGCTCGCGCATCTCCCTGTCCCGATTCTGCTGCCACGTCTCGATGCCCTTCGGCTGCGCGGCGATCTTTGACAGCACGTCGCCGAACAGGACCTTCTCAAGCATGTCGAGCCGCAAGGACATCTCCGTCATCTTTGACGAATGAATCTTCTGCATCTCGACGATCTCACTGTTGACCTCCGCGATCTGCGCGGCGTTCGTGTAGATGACGCGGATGCTGAACGCGGCCTCAAGCCCGACGATGGCCCACAAGCACAGGACCAGCGCCACCCCGACGCGCCAGATCCACCCCTTCCAGGTACTACTTATCAAGGCATCTCGCTCTAGCATCGGAGTCCTTCGCGACGCCAACGCACGTCCGCTCGATGGCACGAATGAGGATGTCCGTCTGCACGATATGGTCACGGAGCGTGTCGCGCGTCTTCTGAATCTCGACGATCGCCTGTGAACTGTTGACTACCAACTTTGGCATCTCCGTCGCGCCGATGTAGACGAGGTAGATGGCGATGGCGCCAGGAATGCCGATGATACCGATCGCGTTCGCCCACGCCTTGAGCGACGTCCAGTCGCCATTGCCCACACCGTTCCGACGTTCAGGACCGCTATAGCGAACGACGTAGTCCGACTCGTGAGGTTCATGAGGCCGTGGCACCGTTGAGCACCCCGCTCGTGAAGGTCATTATGGTCATCCTACGATCCCTTCCGTACACCGACAGTTGGGATGTAGTGGAGGTCCATCACCACCGTCCCCAGGATACTCGCCGTCCAGCGTCCGCTCCTCGCCGTCCAGCTCCTCGCACTCCGGGCAGGCGTCCGACGTGGCGATCCAGACGACTCGGTTGTCTTCCGTCAGCAAGCCCTTCTCGAGCGCCTGGTCCCACGCGTCGCGCTGCCCCTCGTTGACGGCGGTCATGGACTCTGTACGAGCAATGAGACTAGCGCGGGCCTCGTCGCCTACGGCGTCAAGGATCTCGTCGTACTGCTCGTTGAGGTCGCCCTCTTCCTGCGCGCGTGCCACGGCCAGCGCGATGTTGTCCTTCGAGGTCTGGCTGATGTCATCGGCGATCTGCGTGGCGTGCGTCAGGGCCCAGGTGGCGGCGTTGGAGTTCTTGGCGTCGAAGGATGTCTTGAGCTTGGTGGCGAGAGTGCGATGACTTACAATCCACGAAGCTGGGATGTCTCTAGAAATTCGCAGACTGTCATTCCTCTTATCTTGCTCGTCACGGACCACACTCGACGCGTGCTCCTTCGGGATATGCACAGCGATAACTACTGGATGACCGCCATGCGCATAAGCAGAGACGTCAGCGTAGTCCCTCGCCTTGCGTTCGGTCGTCGATAAATAGACTGAGGTATCACGGCTCTCTATCTTGCCGACGTTCTGCGACCCAACTTCACCCTTGCGCTTCGTGTGCCCGGCGATGATACCTTTTTCCTTAATCGAGGGTAGTAACTTGGATGACGTACCGTGGTAGAGGACTCCACCGCCTGCTACTGTCCACTGATTCCCGTGGAACTCGTGACCTTCTTTGTCTCCTAGATGCCGCACTGCCTGCACGTGTTCAGCAGGCACGTGCCCCACAATGCGCACCGTGCGCGTGCCAACGGGATCCTTGCGACCTTTCGTCAGGGGCTTCTCGATAATCAAGCCCTGCTTCGGCACACGCAGCGTGACGACCGCCGCAGGCGTGGGATCCGGATAGTTGAGGTTCTTCGCGAACTCCGCTGCTGCGTCGTACGACTCGGTGGCGAACACCACACCCGACTTGTCAGGATGCAGCCCTTCCTTCTCGATCTTCGCCGCGTTCTCCTGCGTCGTACCGTGGTAGACCGTCGTGTACTGATTGCCGTGGAAGGCGTGGCCTTCAACGTCCCCTGCCGCCTTCAACCCGCCGACCGTCCACCCGCCCGCCCCGGCGGAACCGCCGGCAATATACGCCTTCTCCAGCGCCGGCGGCAGGTCGTGGACGAGCGAGGCGCGGATGGCGGAGACCGCTGCGGAGATGTTCGGAGCAGCGGATAACGACGTAAACCCACCACCTTGCGCATCGACTTTCTTGATATAATCCGCATGCTTGGAGAAGTCACCGAGGTGCTGAACCTTGATCGTATCCTGGCCCCGTAGTTGCGCTGCTAACACATTATGATTGCCGTTCAGCAACACTTCCTCACCGTGGATCGTGGCGACGACAGGACGCGAGGTCATCCCTTCGCCGTTCTTATACTTCTCAACGGCACTCGGTTGCACATAGTCTTGCGTTGACTTGAGCGGCGCAATACTGACCTCTTTCGTCTCGCCGCTCATCATGATGGGCAATCTCTGAGCTTGCTCCATCGTCAGCGTCTTGTTCTTCGGAATCGGGTTATCAACTGCCTTGCCAGCGAAGTAGGCACGAGCTGACTCCGGATTCAAACGACCGCTAAGAGACGTCATGCTGTCCGTACCGCTATAAGTCGTCGGCAGCCCAAGACGCTCAGCGATCGCCTTTTCTTCTGGCTGAACTCCGCCGCTCGTCCACTGCCCCTTCTCGTCTCGCGGTTGGTCTGGATTGAACTCCGCCCCGCGTAACGATGCCTTCAGCACCTTCCTCCCCCTCATGAACGCCGCGCTCACCGCGAGCATGATGGGCGCGTAGTGGGCGTCGGCGGCCTTGTGGAGCGGAGTGAGGTCGCGGGAGGGGACGGGGATGGCGGCGAGCATACGCTCGCTTTTAGGAATGTACTCCCAAACGACGCTGGCCTCAATACTCGTAGTCGTAGCTCGACCTGTCTTGCCGAAAGGGTTTCGACCGCTGAAACCAGGACTATGGATTCCTGGTTCATACTTCAAACGAATGCCTTTTGGAGCAATCGAGGATAGAAGCCCCTTAACGCTATTCGAGTGGACTCCTAGTACCTCGGCAATCTCTTTGACTGTAAAATATCCGCGCCTGTTGGGTGCGGATCCACTCTTCACTTGCGATGAGATCATGCGAAGCAGTTCTTTGGAATGAGAAGTGTTCGTTGGGTCTTCGTGTCCACCCGTCCACTGATTCCCATGAAACTCGTGTCCGGGCACGTCTCCCGCCTGCCGCATCCGCACGTTGCGGTGCGCGGTGAGGAGCAGAAGAGCAGCCAGAGCACGGATCGTCAACCCAAATTGCTTCGCGTTCCTCTGGGATTCACGATCCATCGCTAAAGGAATCTTGGTCGCGCCTGAATCTCTCAGCGCAGCGTAGCGGTGACGGCCATCACTAAACCTTACATGACCTTCTTTGTCAACCGTCACTTGACTGGCTTCGATCGTATGCGAGGTCTTGATGAACTCCTTGACTCGGTCGTAACGTTGACCAATACGGTTGGAGCCTTTCGCGTCTAAGTAAAATCCAGCATCCTTTGCGAACGCCTTATCAAATGCCGCGACGTTCACGGAGATGAGCTTGTCCCCACGCGCGGCAGCTTGTGCCGGAAGGGTCACGGTGAGCTGTCGGTCGCCAACGGACACGGTGCCGGTCGTCCACTGATTGCCGTGGAACTCATGGCCAGGGGTATCGCCTAGTGTACTCAGCACTTTACTTCTCTAAAAACGTGTAGTACACTTGGCCTATGAAACCAACACCAGAACAGCTGAAGGCCTTGAAAGAGTTCGCCCGTGTCTACGGGCGAAACTGGAAGCACGAATTGCGGCTTGCCTGGATGAGCGGCGACGGACGTGATGCAGGGCCGCTGCGTCAGGTACGCAATATGCTGGGACCCGCCTGGCTCGATTCTTTTACGCTGCCAAAATAGTATCATGACCTGAGCAACTTTCCGATCGCTTCGAGGTCGTCCTTCTCGATCGCCTCTTCCAGCGCCCTGAGCGCCGCCTTGATCTCAGGCGTGTTCGGCAGCGCGGGTTGCGGTATAGGCTGTCCGTCCGCCCCCAGCTCCGGCGGCTGCGTCACGCTGATGCGCTCGGGCGCCCCGATCGGTACCTTCTCCGCGTCGGTCAGCGGCGGCTTGCCGAACGACATGTCGCGGATCTCGTCGTCCGTGTAGACGGTGATGCCCATCTCCTTGTTGACCATCGCCAGCTTCGTGGCGAGCGTCGCCTTGTCCAGCTCGGACATGAACTCCCACTGCGGCAGCTCGTCGAGCGGCTCGAGCTTGTACGCCTTCTCGCGGATGAAGTCGGCGTCGAACACGTCGCTGCCGTACTGCTTGTTCACGTTCGTCAGCGTGAGCGCGAGCGTCGCCTTGTCCAGCTCCGACATGTCCTCCTCGACAGGCCAGGCGATGTCGTACTGCTTCGGCTTCGGCAGGTAGCCGTACTCGACGAGCCTGTCCACGAGCCGCCGCACGATCATCGGCCCGGCGTAGCTCGTGCGCCGATCCTGGACCTGCGTGCGCCAGTTGTCGGCGTCCTGACCGCTGGCCAGCTGCCCCATCTCCGAGCCCGTCAGGATGCGCGTCGGAATGCCCTTGCTGCCGCCGATCTGCTTGAGGATGGCGTCGGCGTTCGGACCGAGGTTGGCGACGTCCGAGCCGAGCTGCGTGGCGGTCACGCCGCGCGTGACCAGGACGCGCTGCAGCTGGTGCTGGATCTCCTCGGCCTTCTCGTGCAGCTGCTTGCGCTCGTCGGCGCTCAGCCCTGCGGCTGTCGATCCGGGCAGCCCCATATCCTTGTCGACATCGAGGTGCAGCCCCTGGTTCGCGCGCAGCCAGAACGACTCGGCCCCGCCGCCGGTGACCTTGTCGAGATCGTCGAGCAGGTTCCACACGTTCTCCAACGTCGGCATGCCGTAGACGTTGTCATCGAGGCAGCCTTCTGCGATGTGGATGACGCGCGACCAGTGGATCTCGCGCATCTGGCCAGGCAGGTTGATGTCCGTGCGGCGCAGCAGGTAGGTCAGCGGCTCGCCGAAGCGGACGCTCTTCGGGTCGACGTCGAAGTTCTTGATCGAGCAGTCCGAGTCCAGGCCCTGCGTGTGATTCTGCATGAGCAGCGTGTTGGACGTGGGCGGGCCGCCGCCGCCCGAGTAGGGCTGGAGGTAGAGCAGTTTGTCCGGCGACGTGCCGCGCGGCAGCTCCGTCTCCAGCTCGCCAGGTGCACCGATCAGGAGGACGGAGAACGTGCTGAGGCCGGCCAGGATGTCGGCCGCCTGGAGACGCGACCAGACGTTCAGGCGATCCTGAATCGACTTCCACGCCTGCTCGAACGCCGTATCATTCGCGGCATCCTCGTCCTCGTACAGCTCGACGCCGCCGCGCCACGTCGCCTTCGGATACGCCTCGACGATGCGCTTCGCGATGCCGCCGCGCTGGTAGCGCAGGCGATAGTCGAGGTACTGAAGGATGCGCTGGTAGCCGAGCACCGCGTAGAGGTCGCGTGCGCCGCCGAAGCTGACGCCCGCCTGCCGGAAGAAGCGATAGCGGTCGAGGAGGACCGAGGTGAGGGACTTAAGGACGCCTTCGGGTTTGGCGCTCATACAACCAACCAGTCGTCCACCGCCGGCTGCCGGACCTCTTCGGTCGCATAGCGCAGCGGGTCGATGATGTGGTTCTTCTTGTCGGCAAGCAGCGGCGTGACGCGGCCTGTCAGCCTGTCGACGACGTACGAATAGTCGGTCAGCTCGTCGATCGTGTGGATGCAGCGCGGATGGACGATGATGTCATAGTTCTGAAGGAAAATGACGCCCTCCTTGACGCTGTTCGGCCCCTTCGTGGCAGAACGCATCTTCGGGAACCCGTTGCGCTGCAGGTATGAGATCGTCTCGGGCCTCGCCGAGTCTGCCCGGATCGGCCACTCCCGTGCGCCTGGCACCTGATCGAAGAGCGCCGGCAGGTGGTCGATCTCCACGCCGATGCGATACGCCTCGTGGTCGATAAACATCTTCCGTCCATCGATGCGACAGCGAATCAGTGTCGACGGGTCGACGCTGAAGCCCCAGTCTGCACCATAGTAGTACGTCGCATCATCAGGCGAGTCGAACTCGTCGATGCGCCAGTTCTTGAAGACGCGCGCCTCCGACCGTGTCGCGTACGCGCCCTGCCAGACGTGTGCATACTTGTCAGGGTCACGAGCGCGGTCCCACTCAAGCTCCTTGCGCAGTGCCTCAGGAAACCACGGATTGTCGCTCCAGTTGACCTTCGCGACTGCCGCATCCTCCGGCACGTCGGCACCACGTAGCAGCTCGTCGATCGGATCCTTCGGCGAGTTCGGATTCCACGATGCCCAGATCTCCGAGCCGGGGACCCTGAACAGCGTCGGACGCAGCAGGTTGAGCGAGCGCTTCGAGATGCGCTGCGCTTCTTCAAGCCACGCGATCTTGAATCCCTCGAGCGACTTGACAGATTCTTCCGTGTGCGTCGCCATGCCCTGGAACAGGATGACGCCGCCCTTGAGCGTCTCGATGTGCGTGCTGAGGATGCGAAAGAGGCGACCGACGCCGAGGCGCTCGATCGTGTCCTCGATGAGCTGCTTGGAGGAGAACTTCAGCGACTTCTGGAACTCGCGCACGCAGACGGCGCGCAGAGTCGGGTCTTCGATGAACTCCTCGATGAGCAGTTCGGCGAAGAACCAGCTCTTCGCGCCGCCACGGCCGCCCCATGCGCCTCGATAGCGCTTGTTCGGAGACAGCAGAGGTAGGAACGCACGAGGGGTCTGGACCCGTAGCTCGACCTCTTTTACAGCAACGGCCGGCATCAATGCATCACTGTGGTTTCGGGGACGTAGTCGTCCAGCTCCGGGTCGACGATGACTCGCACGACGCGCGTGATGACTTCGATCGGCTGGCCGTGCTCGCCGGTGTGCTCGACATGCTCGACGGGCTTGCCGTACGCATAGTCATACATGCGGCACTCGATCGCCGGCGGAAGCGTACCGCGCGTAACACGGTCGAGAATCGACTGACGATACTCGCGTGACGTCAGGACACCGCGGCAGAACTCCTTGACTGTTAGCGTCATGACGTCGATTTCCTCTTCGAGGGGAGACGGTTCCGTTCCGAGAAAGTCGGCAAGAGTTTGAAGTTGAGCCATTGTCTTTTCCACCTAAACATAGAAAAGCCAAGGTGTCTATAGGAATCTTGTTAAAACTTTTGGATACTGTAACAAGGGTAATAGAGCGTAGTCAGTTAAGTGCTACTGTTCCTCTCTGAGTTAACCTCTATTACACTTATTACCCTATCTATAAAAGATAAAACAAGTAGGGAAGTCCGAAGACGCAGAAATAAACTCTGGGGGAAGGTGTAACTATCGGTAATCCAGTAATATTGCCCGGAATATTACCCTAATTACCTCTATTACATTAGGTCTGGCGTGTTACTGATTACAGATTTGTAATCGGAGAGGGGTGTCGACCTCGAATAGCCGACCTGCGTCTTCCCGTCGACCATGATTCTCGTCCGCTCGAACCCGAAGCGTTGCAAGATCTCCGCGATGCGTTTCGCACCTAGCAGGTCCCGCCTGGCAGCCTCGATGCCGAGTGCGTCCCAGACCTTGCTCGTCGCGATGCGGACGGCCCCGTTCGAGGCCGGCACGAGCTGTTCCAGCACGTCCTGGATGATCTCCTCCCACGCATCGACCGATCGTCGCTGCTCCTGATGCGCGCCGGCCGCACTCCACAGCCCCTCGGCCAGTCGTATGGATTCACCCGCGGCCTCGCGGTGCACGGCCTCGGCCCACAGCTGATCGCGGTCCTTGATGAGCCCCTCGACATCGAACCGTCCGACCTTGATCGGCCAGAACCGGCGCGCGCCTGTCGCGTCGGCCAGGTATTCGTTGTTGTTCGTCGTGCCGATGATGATGAACTGACGTGGCCGCTCGACCGGGATGTGCGCGTAGGCCATCCGTGCCGGGCCGTCGATCTGCCGTGAGAGCATCGACTTGAGGTGATCGCGGTCTGCCTTCCTGCCGCCGACCAGGTCTGACGCCTCGATGATCCACTTGCCGAGCGTGCGCTCGATGATCTCCTTGGCGTCGACGTTCAGCGGCAGGTCGTCTGAGAACCACTCATCCTGAGGACAGAGCGCCCTGAGCGCGCCCGACTTGTTGAAGCCCTGCTGGCTCTCGAGGACGAGCATCTCGTCATACTTGCAGCCCGGGTGGAATGCGCGCCGGACGGCGGCGATCAGGACGATGCTGCTGATGGCCTCAAGATAGGTCTGCGTCTCGGAACCTTCGGTCTGCTCTTCGGCGCCACCGTACTGAGACAGCCACGTGTTGATGCGCGGCTCGCCATCCCAGGTAAGCGAAGACAGGTAGTCGCGGACCGGGTGGAAGCCGTTGTCGTAGGCCGCATCGGTGATGACCTTCTCGTAGAAGGTGAACGACGGCCGGAAGTGGTGCTCGCGGTCGATGCGAAGCCAGACGTTGTTGAGCGTGCGGTCGTCGAGCGGGCGTGGCGGCCTGCCATCCTCAGAGACGAGCATGCGCTCGGCGAACTCCTGGTAGCTGAGCTCGATGCCGATCAGCGCGACCGCGCGACGGACGTTCAGCTGGTTGTCCTTGACGATGAGCCCGTCGGGCGTGCGGATGAAGTCGGAGTCGCGGCCGAGCCAGGCGTTGATCTGCTCGATGATGCGCTTGTCGCCCAGCAGCTTCGCGAACGCCGGTCCACCCTTGACCTTCTTTGTCCCGGCGGCGAGGGCGGCGGCCGTCGATTCGACCACCTGCCTGACGTCAACGACCTCGCGGTTGTTACAGTGGAGGGAGATGACCTCACCCATGGCGACGAGGTCTTCGGGCGGGATCGAGGCGCGAAGCAGGAACCCGGCCCATGCCAGCCGGACCTCGTGGCCGAATCCGTTGTGGCCGAGCCGCTTGGCGAGCAGCATGCCGACGGCGCCGAGCGTCACGCGCTGGAGGAAGTGCTTCACCCCTTCGAAGTGCGCGGGGATGCCCTCAGCGCGGAACTCGAGCGGCTCGCGCTTGTCGCCCTTTGACCAGATCGACGGCGGCGCCATCGACTGGAAGCCGATCGAGCCGTCGGCCTTCACGCCGCGCACCTCCATCAACATCGCGCCGTCGACGGGGTCCTTGTACTGAATGCAGGCGAGGGCTTCGGGGAGGGTATAGAAGCAGTGGCTGACACGCTTCGAGGCGCGGCCGTAGATGAACTCGGTCTTCGGCAGGAAGGCGGCGGCAATCTGATAGCCGGGGGCCCAGTCGATATCGACATCATGAAGGAACTTACCGGGAGAGATTTCAATGCCCGTCAGGATGCCGACGCGGTCGCCGTCCGTGAACTGCTCCAGCGTCGCCGGTCGACGCGGCCAGTCCTTCTCCTTCGGACCTTTCTGGTCGCCGACGGCCGGCCAGAAGACGACCTGGAAGCGCTTGGCGAAGTAGGACTCGACGATGGCGTGGGGTGTCATATTATACGGCGGGTGTCACGATGACAACTTCTTTCAAGAGTTCATCTGGCGGCACCGCGAGCGCTCCAGCAATCCGCTCCAGCTGCGCGCGTGTCGGGATGAGAATGCCGCGCTCGATCTGACTGAGCGCGGGCTGCGGCAGGCCGACCACCTTACCGAGGGTGTACTGGCTCTGCCGACGCTGCTTGCGTTCGTACTTGAGGCGGGTCATGGAGGAAGAGGTTGGATTATAGTATAAAAAAGAGGTGAGGTATACAGACGGAAATGCTTAAGGATTTCGCGGATGTTGGAGGTGAGCAGAAGCCTGAAGGAATAGCCATTAAAATAGGTTAAAAATAGTTGTTTACAAGCGGACGGCCTTGATCTACACTGTCACCATGATCAACACCACACAGCTGAAACGAATCGCAGATGGACTCCACGCACTTGGCAAGCCGCCAGACACGACCGTTCGGGCAGCAAAGACGCGGCTCGCGTTGATGGAAGAGTTTACCCATCTCGTCGAGATGGCTACACCAGCCGAGCGCCACGACCTGGTTCAGGTTCTCAAAGAAATGTTGCGGGAGGCGGCATAATGGCACCCCTCATCCCGACCCTCGCGGACCTGCAGCACTGGATCACGTTCCTCGCCATGCTCGGCGCGGCCGTCGTGGGGGCGGGGATCATCTTTCGCATCTTGGCGGTGGCTGAAACGCTGTGGCATCACGAAAACAGATAACAAGGAGGCAGCATGTATACGGACGTGAATTTTACGACAAAGAAGGCCCTCAAGGACGCCGTGACCGCCGGCAGGCGCGTCGGCGTCTACCAGCCAAACAACATGTTCGGCAACACCGAGAAGGTGCAGGCAGGCGAGCACCGCGTCACGCTCGAAGGTCCGCACTACCCGCAGCCCCATCGGTGGTACGCGGAGGCGACCGTCAAGGACGGCGTGATCGTGAAGGTGAAGTGATGGAAAAGAAGACGCGACTAACGCACTACGACCACGATGAGATCCGTGCGTCGTACGAAGCAGGGATTCCGCTCGCGCAGCTCGCAGCTGAGTATGGCCTCTCGATCTTATGGATTCGTGCGATCACCCGCCGTGCGGGAGCCGAAGATCGCAGGGAAAAAGAGGTGAAGTGATGGGCCCCTGCATGTGTGGCGACACCCACTGTTCCTCATGCGGCCCGGCGCAAGGCAACTGGAAGTGCCCGATCTGTCGAGTGTGGGCGGATGATGGCTGCGAACACATCACGGATGCTGGCATCAAGCCTGAGTTCCAGGCAGAAGCTGCTGAAATCGAGAAGGCGCAATGGCTTGCCGACAATCAGTTCGCAGCTGACATCGTGGAAGAAGAGCGGTTGGCCGCCGAGTACTGGAACAGCCTTGATGCTAATGGAAGGAAGAAGTGATGCCAATAGTCTGGACGGGCGACGAGCGCAGCCGACGGACGCGATACGGGTGGTTCTACTGGATCCTGGTGGCCGCAGCTATCATCGGGCTGATCGCGTGGAAGGTGTTATGGGCCTGAAATTCTCCGTCGCCGCCGAGACGTGTACCGAGCACCCGAACGGCTCGCGCAGCTTCCTCACGCCGGACGCGTTCGGCAGTGTGGCACGCGTCGAGCGCTGTCCGTGCGAAGATGGCAGGGCGCGGAACGCGTTCGCCACGGCCGAGGCCGACACGTTCTTCACCATCCCGGCGTGCGTCTACGTCGGGCGGAAGACGGTGAGCGGCTTTCTGACCAGAGACGAGCAGGGGTGGGAGTTCACCGTCAATCAGCAGGGGAAGAACGCAAGATTGATCACTGCAAACAATATACGACAGTTTGAGGAGGAGAGATGAGCAAGGTCAAGACGTACGGGAAGAAGATGCCGAAGAACGAGGCGAGGCCGCTGGGGACAAAGAAGCCGAAGAAAGGAAAGGAACCAGATCCCACACAGTTTATGTCTCAGGCCGAGAAGCTGGACTACGTCGCGTTCCTCGCGGCACAGCCGATGGAGAAAGTTGTAGACACGCCGAATGAAGAAGATGTAGAATCACCTATCGTGGTCGAGGCAATTCAGCCAGACCAACCCGCTGCAGCGCAGCAGGAGCAGAACATGACACTGACACTGAAGTCCCTGAGCAAGAACGGCAAGCGCGCCATCTACGACGGTGCCGCGATCAGCATCCACCTTCCCGTCGGCGCGTTCGACGGATACCCGCCCGCGACGCTCGACGGCCCGTTCAAGGCCAAGGCCGTGAAGCAGGCAAAGCCGAAGCTCACGAAGGAAGAGCGTGCCGCCCTCCGCGCTTCGAAGCCGAAGCCGACCGAGGCCGAGCGTATCGCCCGCGCCGAGGCCAACCTGGCCAAGCGCAAGGCGAAGCTGGCGGCCGTCGCGACGATGTAGGCGGGATCTTTAGATCGCGCCTGGCATCTTAGCTCATTGACGAATCGGGCCCTCACCCACCAGCTGAGGGCCCGATTTTCATATCCCCACCTGCAACTCCAAATTCTCCAATAAAAACACCTAAAAATAGTTATAGACATCCCCTTTTAGATTTGCTACACTCTTCCTATGAATCACGTCAACCGCGACCCGAAAGCAACGGGCGCCGTCACGGAGGAAAAGATGGAACGCTACATCGTCGAATCCTACACACGGCACTGCCACACCGGACAGAACGAGCGATTCCGCGTTCGCGATACGCAGACCGGTAAGATCGTGCAGTCTTCCATGAAGCGCGACACGCTGGCCATCACGCTCCGCGATGAACTCAACCAGGCGGTGCGGTAATGAATATCCTCATCCTGAACAAGTACGGCGCCAAGCTGGTCACCTGCGCGTGTCACCTCGACGCCCAGGCCCAGAATATCTACGGCCTGCTGATGGAGACGGCGACCCCGACGGACGCTGAATGCCTGGCCTGCCGCGAAGAGTGCCAGCACTACGAGCACCCAGGCAAGGTACGCGCGGCGCTGCTCGATCCGAGGTGCACGCACACGCGGTTCCGCCCGTTCGGCTCTGGCGGCTACGTGACCATCTACCACGCCAACCCGACGTCGCCGACTGGAGTCCTGGCGGCCATCTCCGCCGACGCGAAGCTGTTCGACAAGATCTACCTCGAGCTCAGGATGTCTGGCATACTCAGCTCGACCAAGTCGCCGCTGTCGCCGACGGAGGGGTTGTGATCGACCTCTTCACCTTCGCCCTCCGTAACGCTTGCTGGGAATTCAGTCAACCAGAAAGGTCAGTCATGAGCACCATCGAAGCCAAGGCGCTGATTTCACTCGCCCTCAAGTACCCCGGCCTCGTACGCGACGAGGTCCTCAAGCAGGCGCAGTTGATCCTGAGGTTGGCGGCGTGACCACGCGCCGATCTGTGGGAGCCAACGATTTCATCGCCAAGCTACGCAGGCTTGGTCGAGTATCACCAGCTCAATTTGGCCGGCCAGAACGATTGGTTGACTCAGGCCGCCGCAATGCCAAACGGATGGGAAAGCTGCACGCGAGGAAGATCAAATGACCTCCCGCCACACCTACTGGGCCGACCGGCAGCTGAGCAAGGGGCTCTGCCGAGAATGCACCCAGCCCCGCTACCGCTACGTCATCTCGACAGGCGAGGTGAAGCACTCGATCCACTGCCGCGAGCACTTCGACAAGGCGCGGCTGCGGTCGGCGCGGCACGGGAATGGACGGCGTGGACCGTATCGGGCGAAGGAGGCGGCGTGACGAAAGAAGAACTCATCACCAAGCTGAAGGAACTTCTCGAAGAGTCGCACGGCGACTGCGAGAATACGCACGTCGAGGCGGACGAGGCGCTGCTGGAGTTCATCAACGACCCCGAGATTACCGAGGCATTTGGAGAGATAGAAAAGTGGTACGCATGATTCCAAGCAATCCTCGCGACCACGTTGCCTGGCTCGACTACTGGGCCACGGAGACGGTGCTCGCGATCAAGATGGCCGTCGAGCGGCCGCCGAAGCTGGTACCGTGGGACCTCGACCTCGAGCACGCCGTGCGCTGCGCGCGAGCGGCAGCCGGCCGAGCGCTGAGACTGTCGCCGAGCCGCGTCAAGAGGCTGCTGTGAATCAAGACGAGTTCGATTTTGAGGGGCCTGAAGAGAAACACGGTATCCAGCCCGTCAATCGCGCAGTGCGCTGCGAGTTCCAGGTGCAAATCCTGGCAGGCTCCACCACCTGGAATGAAGTCCCGCAAGCGCTCTTCCTCTCGTGGTCACCCGCCATGCAGCAGTCCTACTGCGCGGCTCGCGATCGCGACAGCGCGGCGCATGCTGAGAACGACTGGTGGCATAATTTTTACCTTGGTCGCGCCGACATGTACGTAGACAGCTTATGACACGCGAACAGCTGAGGGTCTGGGCCTACGAGCGCGCACAGATTGCCGGGCTCGACAGCAACCAGGCGGACGCTGTCGCACGCCGTGCCGTGACGCGCATCCCAGACCGCCGACTTCAGCACCTGCTCATCCCGAACGAACTCGTGCGCAGCATCATCGACGACGAGATTCAGCGTGGGCTTTGAGAAGCACGGTCGTCCGGGCCTCGTCGAGGTTGCCTCGAAGATCG